GGCACTGGTAATCAAGCTGCTACAAAGACAAGCTCTGAAAAACTATCTTTTAACCCAAGCACGGGAGCTTTAACCGCTGCGTCTTTAATTATAGCAACCTATGGAATAGACTCTACTGGAAAAGGCAAGTTTCTTACTGGAGCTGGAGCAGATAGTAATACAGTTTATATAAAAGATGCCAACAACCAGTTAAAAGAAAAAACCATACCAGCAGTAGCTTGGACTAATACACAGGCTGTAAATACTACTTCCAACGTTACGTTTGGAACTGTTACTGGAAATTCATTCAATGCAATAACTGGTCTTGCTTCTGCCACTCCATTAGCAAACGGAACTGCAGCAGTTGGAATTTCTACCCTTGTTGCAAGGGAAGATCATATACACCCAGAAGATGAAACTATTCTAGACAAAACATCTGCTGTTAGCGACGAAGGCCTCGCCGCATACTGGTCAATGGACAGCGTGCCAGAAATCCCCGACGACCCGGCTGGCGTGACGTACCTACAGGGTACAGTACCCACAGACGTATGGACTGGCTGGGGCTTTCTGAGATGTACGGCTTCTTTTTCTAATGGAAAAATGATTGTCACAGCAACCGACACAAACCCAAGAATAGATAGAGCCATTGCGATAGCCTCAAAAACAGTAAGGGTCAAAGTTAAAAAAGTCAGCGGGGCCGCAGTAGGATCACGATTATTGAATGTAAATACAGTGGTTTACGCTTTCGACAAAGCATACACCGAACCTGAAATTATTCATGATGCTTACTTTCCATCGGATGCTGGAGCTGGACTTTACATATATCCGGGTGGACAAAACAATTCCGTCGTAGCTGGCGATGTTTTTGAAATTAGCTGGATTTACATCGGCACCGGCGCATACCTCCCGAACAGCCTCATCGACAATTCCGGCAACGGCAACCACGGCACGATTATCGGCGCGACTCCGGTTGATGGTATCTCTGGCAAGGCGCTGGCGTTCAATAGAAATGGAAACGTATCTATTCCTAATTTTAATATGCCCGATGTTTTCTGCCTTAGTTTATTTGTGGAATGCTCAATAGATTCGTCGGTGATGATGATTGCATCGAACACTTTTGTTACTGCTTCATCTGGATTGCTTAGACTCAGAAGATTAGCATCGTCAAATACTTTGCAGTTTACATACACAAATGGGACTTCTTCGGTTAATATTGATTTTGGCAATTTTTTTACGTCACTTGACAATACCTTTATCCATACCGATCTTGTTATAAACTGGTCTACAATGGCAGTTTCTTTATATAGAAATGGATTATTGTTTGGCACTGGTGCTATGGTATCAGCGGTAAAGCCTGTGGTTTCTACATTTATACTCGCATCGACAGAATCACTTGGAACCCCGCTAGTAGGCACCATCGACGAACCCCTCATCTACAACCGTGCGCTGAGTGCGGAGGAAGTCTACAGTCTGTACCACAACAAAGCTGGTGTAAAAGCTTTTGACCAACCTTTATATAGCGAAGATACTTTAAATATTCCTATAGTTTCAGCTGCGACCACTACCATTGGAACTGCTGGACTAGGAGATACAGTTCATGTTACTGGTACTACTACTATTACTTCTTTGGGGATAGCTTTAACAGGCACAAGAAGAACAGTAATATTTGATGGAGCTCTTACTTTAACTCAGAATGCTACTTCTTTGAAATTGCCAGGAGATGCCAATATAGTGACTGTAGCAGGAACTACTGGAATATTTATCTGCGAAGATGGGACTAATAGTCATTGGAGATGTGTTTCTATTACTCACCCATCGGTTAGTTTCGCTGAGTTAAGTTATCTAGATGGTGTTACTTCCGCTATACAAACTCAAATAAATGGGAAAGCACCAACTTCTCACGCTTCTTCAGCTACTACTTATGGTGTAGGCGATGCATCCAATTATGGGCATGTTAAAGTAGATGCTTCCCCTACTGATGCTTCCAATAATGCCGTTTCATCTAATGGCGTGTTTGATGCCCTTGCTTTAAAAGCTAATTTAGCTTCTCCTACTTTTTCTGGTACTCCGACGCTTCCTACAGGGACTATTGCAACTACTCAAGCAGTAAACACAAACGGAACTTCCTTGGCTACTACAGCTTTCGTTAATGCAGAGATTGCGAACGATGCTATATTAAAGTCATTAGTAACTGCTGCTGGACAAGTCATATCTTCTACCGCATCAGCCACTCCTTCGATTGTAGCCGCTGGAACTGCTAAACAAGTTCTTGCATCTAATGGAGCAGCAGCGGCTACTTGGCAAACATTAGATCTTTCTTATTTACCAGATGCAACTGTAAAAAAATCAGTTAGAGTAGCGACAACTGGAAACATAACTTTAGCTGGAGCCGCTCCTTTAATAGTAGATGGAATTACATTAACTGCTACTACTGATAGAATATTAGTATGGATGCAATCTACATCATCTCAAAATGGTGTTTATGTTGCTTCTACTTTAGGAACTGGCGCTAATGGAACTTGGACAAGAGCCACTGACGCTGATACTATTTCTGAGATTGCTAGTGCTATTGTAGCTGTAGATTCTGGTACTCTTTATGGTGGATTGAGATTTGATACAGATATAAAAACTACAGATACTCTTGGCACTACTGCTATGGTTTGGAATAGATGTTTGGATACAGGATATACTATTCCAGTAACTCAAGGTGGTACAAACTTAACTAGTTTTGCAATAGGAGATATCCTATACGCTTCAGCAGCAACTACAATAAATAAATTAGCTGATGTAGCAACTGGAAGTGCTGTAATCTCTGGTGGTGTTGGAGTAGCTCCTTCTTATGGTAAAATAGGATTAACTACTCATATTTCTGGAACTTTAGCGGTTGGTAATGGTGGTACTGGTGCTACTACATTAGCTGCTGCTGGTATATTAGTAGGAAATACTACATCAGCTATATCAGCTCCTGGACCAACGTTATCAGCAACTACTATGACTTTTGGTGGTGCTGGTTCTATATATAGTACTTCTACTAGCAATTTAACATTAGATACTGGAAATACTGGAACTATTTATATTGGTTCTAATGCAAATGCTAAAACAATACAAATAGGAAATAATACTGGGGCTACAGCGGTAGATATTATAACTGGAACTGGAAATTTAGATATTACTTCTCCATTAACTACTATAAATGGCGCTGGAAAAATAACTGATAGGCTGACAATAGATTATTCAGCTACTGGTGGTGATGGTTCTTGGGCGCGATCTGGCTTGTTAATAAAGAATAATAATGCGGACCCAGCTGAAGCAGCGGTGAGTTATCAAAACATATCTACTGGAAGTAATTATTGGATTCATGGTGTTAACCAAACAGCTGATTTAAAATTTGCTTACGGTAATACTTTTACCGATCCTTTTGTTAGAATAACTGTACAAGCTGCTGGAAACGTTGGTATAGGTTCATTGGCACCTGCTGACAAACTTGAAGTGCAAGGTAATGTCAGGATAAATGATTCTTCTGGTAATATTGGATTTCAATTAGCTTTTGACTCTGCTTCTAAAGCTCTTAACTTTAACTATGTGGGTGCTTAAATGGCTTTATTAGCACATTATAAACTAGACGAAAACGCCAATGATAGTATTGGTGGATATAATGGTGCTCTTAGTGGAAGTTATTCTACGGGTAGAATTGGATCTGCAATAGCTATAACAAGCAACCAATCTATAACATTTATTTCTAAAAAAGCTCCTATTACTCTTACTGGGTGGTTTAAACTAGGTGTAAATTCTGACGACATTGACGGTACTGTTGTAGGATTGCAGCAAGATACAACTAATAATATATATCTTGGAGTATATGGAACAGGCAATGCTCCGTTTATGGATTCTAATGGATACGTGTCTTATCATGACCATTATACTTATAACTATTTAGCTACTACTTGGTATTTTTATGTTATGAGTATAACTCCAAATAGTTCTACTATAACAGTGTATAACTCTACTGGGCAAGTAACTCAAAAATCAAGAGGTGATGCGCTATATTCATCTTACACATTTAACAAACTTTATTTAGGTAATGCTGGTGGAACTTGTTATCACGATGATGTTAGAATCTATGACCATATACTATCTTTGAAAGAAATAAAAGAACTTGTTAAATGTAAAGTACTCCATTATACTTTTGATAAGTTAGAAGAATATACAACTAACCTTATACCAGATGGAAATTTTAGTACAAAAACTCTTCAGGGTCCATATACTGCTGCAAATGGTGGAACTCTTACTTTTCTGGATGGGGCAGGTGTTGATGGAAGTAATGCATTAGTTCATACTGTAGTGACAGGAGCAGATAGTTATACCAATTATTGCACCACTGCAAGTGCTGTTTTAGGTAACGTCATTGAAGGAGAGAAGTATACAGCAAGTATTTATGCTCGCTCAGCTACTTCTACTAATGCAGCAGGACAAATATATATTTTTTCATTAAACTCTGCTTATGCTTATGCCTCTGGGCTTACTAGTTCTTCTTTTACTATTACCCCTAAATGGCAAAGATTTACTGTAACTTATACTATCCCAACTGGAACTGGTGCTCTTTATTTAGCTGCCAGAGTGGATTGTGATACAAATGGCGCTATAATACATTGGAGCAATTGGCAATTAGAAAAAAAAGACCATGCTACTCCCTTTGTTAATGGAACTAGAAACGATATAATAACTGATAGCTCTGGGTATGGTAATAATGGGGTATTGGATGTTAACTGTCCAGTTTGGAAATCAGATGGTAAAATTGGTAGTGGAAATACATATTATAATGGTAGTCAATTTTTCCCATTTGCGTTAACTATAAGTAATCCATTCTCTATATCATGCTGGATAAAAACATCTGGTACTGGCGAGCAGCATTTTATAGCAAGTAATGATGCTTGGAGTAATGGTAGATATAGATTTTATTTGAGTAGTGGTTCTCTTGTTTTTGCTGAATATGATGTCAATATATCTTCTGGAGCTACCACTTTTAACAATAATGTTTGGCATCATGTTATGATTTCTTATGATGGAACTACAGCGTACCTATACGCCGATGGCGCTCTAGTTATTAGTGCGGCGAAAGTTTTTTCTATAACATCTACTATGTCTGCTATTGGTAGGTTATATGTAGGAGCCGCTGATATACGATACTTTACTGGAGATATAGATGATGTAAGAATATATCTGTCGTCCTTAACTCTAGCCGATGCTGAAGAATTATCTCAAACTCGTGCTTCTATAGATAACTCTGGTAGTTTTTTTGTTCAAGAAATAAAAGAACATAACTATTATGACCCATTTATAAAATCAAATAACCTTGTAATAAATGGTTCTCAACAATTAGCTAGCAATAATAACTTCTCTTGGGCTACTTATAATGCTGGAGGTTATCTAACATTAGCTGGTAATACCTCAACAAGAATGTCAGATACTTTTATACCAGTAAACCCTAATCATGTTTATGCAGGTGAAGGTGAAATAAAAAGTGAAGTAGCTAGTAGTCAATTATACTTTGGATTTGCTTGTTATGATAAAGATTATAATTTTATAGAAAGACAAATGTGTACTCATTTTGTTAACACTGAAACGACATTAGCCGTTGATTTGATTAATGGTGCTACTACTATAACTGTAACTAGTGGAGCCAATTGGAAAACATCGGCTGACGCTGCAAGCTATAGATATGTTGGAATTTGGGGTGTTCAGAGTGTATACCCTTCTTATACTTATACTAGAAATTATTTGCAATATTCCAATATTGTTGGAAATCTTATAACCTTAAGTTCAGCTTGGACTGGATCTACTGTAGTTGCTGGAACTCCTGTAGCTAATAACTGGGCTTCAGGAGCGTACAATTATAAATATGCTTCTGGAGTTATTACTAATCTAACTTGGACTAAATATGGTGGTTCTAACTATACTTCAACTGGTAATATTGTTAATGATGAAGGTAACTTTAGATTTGGGACTGCTTACATAAAGTTACTTTTCTTGATAAATTATAACAATGTAGCTGGTAGTATTTTTAATGGTAGGAATTTTAAATTCTGGAATTTAACAACCAATCAAGTTGTTTATAGTTCTAATGATAAAAACGATCTCACTACTTCTGGAGTTATTGAGTGTAGTGAGGTAAATGAAATAGGCCCCACTAAAGGATTAGTGGCTTGGTATGATTTCGACGATCTACCTCAGATACCAGATGGTGCAGTTACTTATAAACAAGGCGATGCTACTACTGATACTTGGAGTGGTTGGGCTGCTAGCCAAGGGACTATGGCAGTAACTAGTGGAACAGCGAGATTAACTAAAACATCTACTACATGGAATTGGGCAAGGTTATATTTAACGGTAGCAGCTGGAACAGCTAAGTTTTATAGATTAAAAGTAACAGCTTTGCAGGCTTTAACTGGCTTGAGTTTATATGCAACAGTTGATGGAATTATAGATACTGCAATAAAACATATGGGAGCAGCAGCTATAGGACAAACATTTATTATTAATAACTATATGGCTGGAAATGTTTCTTACGTTCATGTTAATGCTCAAGTAGCAGCTATCACTACCGTTGGAGCTCTTTATGATTTATCTTGGATTTATATAGGAGATGGTTCATATACTACAAAAGCAACAGACCTTACAATAAATAAAAAAGATATGTTATTTAATAATGTATTGCCATTGCCCGGTAAAGTAAATAATGGATTATATTTTAGCAGCGATTATGTTTGTTATAGTTCCTTAACTCTTGATTATTTTAGAATGGATAAGTTTTCATTTTCATTATGGATAAAAACTTCTGGTCTTGGATCAGGACAAACATTAAGCGGATTAGTATCTATTACTTACGGTGTTAGATTATATATAGATAGCAGTGGTAGGGCAGGATTTTCAACCTGGAATATAAATCTAAATAATGTAGTGCAACCATCTGGTAATTTATACGATAATCTTTGGCACCATATAGTTGCTACATTTGATGGCTCTATAAAAAAACTATATATTGATAACGTATTGGTAGCTACTAGTGGAGTATCTACTAATAGATGGAATTGGACTAACGGATTTTATATAGGAGTAGATGCAAACGATGTTAATACATATAGGTATCAAGGTATGATGGACGATGTAAGAATTTATAACAGAGATTTAACTGTTGGAGAAGTAGACACTTTAAATAAAATAGTTCCATATAAAACAAGTATGATAAACGATGGAACTGTGCTAGCTTATAAATTAGTGGAAAGTTAATGAAGAGGGTATAATGGCACAATTAAGCAGCACAAATATATTTGGAACCTTAGTAGTAAGCAGTTCGATAAATGCTAATTCTGATTCTAAAATAAACACAATAGATATAGGGCTTGGTGGTGGCAATATAGCTACTAATACTAGAGTTGGTGTTGATGCTTTAAAAGCTAATGGGACTGGAGCTTATAACACAGCTATTGGATATAACTCTTTATATACTAACTCTACTGGAAACGATAATACAGCAATAGGTTATCAATCTTTATTCACTAATTCTTATGGGAGCTATAATGTAGCTATTGGCTATCAATCGTTATTTGCAAATGAAATTGGGGGTGGAAATGTAGCAATAGGAGATTCTTCTTTACGCTATAACACTACTGGATATTTTAATGCAGCTGTGGGCCAAAACTCTTTATATAGTAATACAATAGGGATACGTAATACAACGATTGGTGATAGCTCCCTTTATAGTAACATTTCTGGTAATGACAACGTGGCTGTTGGTTATGAATCTATGGAACAAAATACAATCGGGAATGGGAATATAGCTATTGGAAAATGGTCTTTACAGTTTAACTCTACTGGTAACAACAATATAGCTATCGGTTATCTTGCTGGAAAATATGAAACTGGCTCTAACAAACTATTTATAGATAATCAAGATAGAACTAACCTTGCTGGGGGTCAAGCAAATTCTTTTATCTACGGAGATATGTCTGCTGCTACATTAAAAATAAATGCTGCTGTTACTGGAAATTCTTTCAACTTAATAACTGGTCTTGCTTCTGCCACTCCATTAGCAAACGGAACAGCAGCAGTTGGAACTTCTACTCTTGCTGCTAGGGGAGACCACGTACACCCTGCTGCTACAAATTATCTTCCTTTAGCAGGAGGGACTTTAACAGGGGCATTAACCCTTCCTAATATTAGCACAGCACTATCATTAACAACAACATCAACTTATGGTATTGTTGTAAACAATAACGAAAATGGTTTTGGCATATATTCTGCTAATAATGCAACTGGAAGAGGGTTATATTCTTATAATGCTTCAAATGGAACAGGTATATACTCTCATAATAATTCAGTTGGAAATGGGGTATACTCTCAGAATGCTTCAACGGGATACGGGGTATATTTTACATCTATATCTACAGGCCCAAGTGCTAAATTTGATGGAACTTCTGGAATTATTCTTCCTTATCTAGCTTCAGCTCCTACTGTAGGTCTTGAAAATGGATATACTTATTTTAATGGCACTTCGTTAAGCATTTACAATGGCTCTGGCTGGAATTCTTATTCCTTATCGTCCCATATTCATAATACCACATCTTACACGACGACAACTACAGCTGAAGGTTACTATAGAATAGCTACTGTTCCAATGGCTTCTACTAATAAAAATTGCACCTTTAAGATAAAAGGTAGTACAGCCACCGGCACAACTACGGAATCTACTATAACAGTTGACCTAGCATATTATTCAGCTAATTATGCTAGCCAGCAAATAGCTATATTAGCTAATACATCACATTCTTATAATTCTCAAACTAACGCCGAAAATGGTTACGTATTTCTTTACTGCAGAGTATCATTTGATGCTACTTCTGCCTATATCGATATGTATGCATATAAAACTACTGCCGTTACTATGATAGCTACTCCAATAACTACTAATGATTGGGTATGGGCCACTGGAGCTTTAACTATAAATCCAACAGTAGGAGCTTATAGAAGCTCTTCTGTTACATTAGCTGCTGGCCAGAGGGGAAACTCTTTATACTCAGCTTATGCGGATTCAGCTGCTTTTTCTTTATACGGAACTCATAATGGAACTAGTTTAACAAATACTACAAACAAAACTGGACTATGGAATTATATAGGATACATAACTCTTACTTATAATGGAAGTTATTTATATGGTCACTCCATAAATACTAGTGTGAATTTATTAGAAAACTCTGCTGCCAACTTAAGAGGTGCGGGAAATTTAGAAAATTTTATTGTTAATATTAGATGCAATCTTGCTACGCATACTGATTCAGCCACTTTTAATACGGCAGTTCCAACTATTTATTTGGATGTGGAAGGAAAAACAGATTTAGAGCCAACTACTGATATAGCAGCTTTAACATATTCTACTAGCACTTCCACTAAAATTATAAGGATTTATGTGAAATATAAAGATACAAATAGACACTATTTATATACTCCAATCACCTCAAGATATGGATCATCTTATACAGCATCTTACGCAAGCACTACTTCTTATGCATCTTTTACATCAGCTGCGTCTCAAGCTACTATAGTATCTCTGCCAGCACCAGCTCAAGGTTCTGTAGTTTATGCCGTAGGGAGAGAAAATAATTTTCTTGGTTCAACAGCTTTGGTAAGTACTTCCATATCTGCCCCAGAACATAAAACAACAAATTGGACAATGAAACAAGCTGGAACTTCATTAAGGTTTAGTTTCGCATGAGTGATGTAGCAGAAATAAGAAACGATGGAACCTTTGTAATAGAAGGAAATGTAGATACTCGTTTACCAGCAATAACTGATGGTCTTATAGTTCATTATCCTTTTGATGGCACTCTATCTAACATAAGAACTATTTCTTCTTGTAGAGTAGGTGGATATTTTGCTAATACTGGTGGTCATCCTTGGTATAACTGGTTCCAAACTAACGCAAAAACTTTCACAGATATTCCTGTCATGGCTGACTTAACAGTTGAACAAGCTAAAGCTTTTGATTTAATAATTGTTGATGCTTATGTTTTCAGCATACCTTCTACCATAATAGCACAAATAAAAACTTTTGTAGATGCTGGGATATCAGTTATTGGTACTGGTAATGATACCACTACAAATATATTTGCTTTGACTATAGTTACTATAGCTGGAGCTGATCATACCAATATAATAGAAAACAATCTTCCTTTTGGATTAGACGGAACCTCTATAGTTGGAGGAACTGATCCAATATATCAAATAACCTCATTAGCCGCTGGGTGTACTCCTATTTGTAGAAGAACTGATACAAATAATATAATGGGATATATGTATACTAGTCAAAGTGGAGCTGTGTTTATATTCGATGAAGAAGGAACAAGTGGACTTGGGCCTTACTCTACAATAGCTGCTTGGGCTGCTGGACAATCAGTTGCTAATGTAACCAATACTAACAATACATTAACGTCAGAAGGAATAGCTGTAGAGGAAGCTACGACTAACTTATATTCTGATGGAGACTTTGCTTTAAAAACTTTACATACTGTAAGAGATGGACCTTGGACATTCCCTACTGGAGTATATGGACCTAATGGATCGCAAGTTATAATGGTTATAGCTGATGGAACTACTAGCTATCATGGAAAAGATATCACTGTAGTTATAGGAACAACTTATACTATGTCTTGTTGGATTTATGTATCAGGAAATTGTGATTCTACTTCTACTGCATTAAGGGGTGAGCAAGGTTTTGCTGGTTATGGTTACTACAATTTATCTAATAAGGGTACTTGGCAATATGTAACTAATACAATGGCAGCTACTACAACAAGCGCTAGAATATTGGCATATCAAATAAGTAGTATGACTAAAGGGTATTGCCTCTTTTCTGAAATACAATTTGAACAAAAAACTTTTCCAACATCTTTCGCAAAAATAAGCAGATCTGTTGGTGACTTAACAGTCCCTGCTGTTATGACTGCACCATATAGCGTAGTATTAGATTTTTCACCTAAAGTTCCCAACAGCTATAGCTTAGATTATAATTGGATATTTTCCCCTGTTCCGTATGATAACTTTCTTATGTGGAAAAGGGGAACAGAAGATTATTATAGAATAAGAATAGGCGGCGGCGCAGATTATACATTTTTAAATACAGATATAGTACAATACGGAAGATATAAAATAGTTTTAACAGTATCTCCTACTGAAACTAAAATATATCTAAATGGAACATATAAAGGAACAATAGCTTCAATGTTTAACATATCTGCAATCAAGCTTGGGTCAGCTCCAGCTAATGATATATTTTATTCATTGTCATTTTATAATAAGTTATTGTCTGATACCGAAGTTTCACAATTGGAAGACAGTTTTAATCTACAAAGTAATGGTGATTTAATAGTTCCTTCTATAGTATCAGAACCTATTGTTCCAAATAACTCAAAATATTTTCCTTTAGGGTGTGATGCTAAAGATGTAATGAAAATAGTATCACCTTCAACTGAAATAAATACTGTATACGATGACGATGGAGTTTGGATAGGTGGAATAGCTACTAATGTAGTTTCCTCAAATGGAGATTTAGAACTTGGAACAACTTCTGGTTGGGTAATAGCAAGTGGAACTACCGGAACTCATTCTGTAGATAGTTCAATAAAACATTCTGGTAAATATTCTTTAAAAGTAAATGTTTCAAATGGCGGAGATCAATATCAATATATTTCTACCGCTAACTATGGTTCAGATCAAGTTGGAAACTACTTCACAGTTTCTGGATATATAAAAACAGAAAACATTGTAAGTGGAACCAAACTTATGATTTATTGGAGAGATTCAGCCGGTTCTTGGATTTTTCTAAATAACGTATCATCAGAATTTATTAATTCAACTACTGATTGGGTTAGGGTTTCTGCAACCGCTGCCGCTCCAACTGGAGCTTATTATTGTGTAGCTATTTTTGCTGCAACGGAAGATGGTGTTGGGTCTTATTGGATAGATGACGTGCAGATAGAAAAAACTCCATTCGTTACTCCTTATACTTTAGCTACTAGAGGTTCTACAAGATTAGAATATTCAAATACAATCTTGAATGTTAGTGCTGGTGCTATTATTGGTTGGTGGAAGTTTAATGAAAAAGCTAGAACTTGGAGAGGGCCAACAAACAACAATGATTATCATATGCTGTTCGCTACTACAGGAGCAAGTGAATATAATAAAATAAATATTAGGACTAATTATACCAATCCTGCTAATACTTGGTATTACGATACTACCAACGAAGTTGGTGGAGCAAGTACTATTAGTTTCACTGTAACTGATGGATGGCATATGATAGCTGCTTGTTGGGATAAAACAAACACTAAAAAGAAAATCTTAGTGGATGGAGTTTTAATATCTGAAGTAACTACAACAGCATTGCCAACAGCTTATTCTTCTCAGTTATTTGTTGGCAACTGGGATACTGGGCAATGGGGCGTCAGTAATCTATATATGAAAGATTTAATGATTTTAGATTATTATCCTACTGATAGTGAAATAACTGATATTTTTAGAAATAAATTGATAATAAATAAAGATAACTTACAGATACAGAATAAGATAATAACTGGACAGGAGATAGTATAATGGGTGATAAATTACGAGGTGGAACAACTGTAGGTGGTTATCTAGTTTATCATACTGGAAACCTTAATGCAATTGCTGTTACCTCACTTAATATTTTAACAAGTTCTGAAATATCTTATTTGTCTGGTGTTACTTCCGCTATACAAACTCAAATAAATGGTAAAGCGCCAACTTCTCACGCTTCTTCTGCAACAACATATGGTTTAGCCACTACTGCAAATTACGGACACATAAAACTACATACCACTATTGCAGACGGCGTAACAGATGGTGCTCCAGATTCTAATGCGGTATTTGATGCTCTTGCTTTGAAAGCGAATCTAGTGTCACCAACATTTACTGGTACTCCTACATTGCCAACTGGAACTATTGCAGCTACCCAAACTGTAGGAAATAGTTCTACTGCAATTGCAACTACTGCTTTCGTGAATGACGAGATATCAAATGACGCTATTTTAAAATCTTTATTAACAACAACTGGAGATATTATCTATGCTTCAGCTGCTTCAACTCCTGCAAGATTAGCGGCTGGAACTTCTGGATATATTTTAAAATCCAATGGTACGGCGGCACCTTCATGGTTACAAACCTTACCAGTAGCTAATGGTGGAACAGGAACTACATCAGCACCAACGCAAGGTGGTGTTATATATGGTGCTTCTACTTCTGCGCATGCCTCAACAGCAGCTGGAACATCAGGGCAAGCTTTAATTTCTAATGGCACTTCTGCTCCTACTTGGCAAACATTAGACCTTTCTTATTTACCTGATGCCACTGTAAAGAAATCAGTTAGAGTTGCAACAACTGGAAACGTAACTTTAACTGGCACTGCTCCTTTGGTAGTTGATGGAGTTACTCTAACGGCTATCACAGATAGAATACTAGTTTGGATGCAAACTCTTCCAGCAGAAAATGGTGTTTATGTTGCTTCTATATTAGGCACTGGCGCTACTGGTACTTGGACAAGGGCTGCTGACGCTAATACTATAACTAAGCTTGCGAGTGCAATAGTTGCGGTAGATTCTGGAACTCTTTATGGTGGGCTCAGATTTGATACAGATTTAAAAACTACAGATACTCTTGGAACTACAGCAGTGGTTTGGAATAGAGTTGTAGATACTGGATACACTATTCCAGTAACTCAAGGTGGAACAGGAGCTATTACAGCGGCTGCAGCTCTTACTAATTTAGGTTTAACGGCTACCGCTGTAGAATTGAATTACACAGACGGTGTTACTTCTGCAATACAAACTCAAATAAATGGGAAAGCACCAACTTCTCACGCCTCCACTGCAACGACTTATGGTCTTGCAACTACTACTAACTACGGACACATAAAACTACATACCACTATTGCAGACGGCGTAACAGATGGCGCTCCAGATTCTAATGCGGTGTTTGATGCTCTTGCTTTAAAAGCGCCAACTTCTCATGCTCATGGTGGCATTACAAGTGCTGGTACTATTGGAACAGTAAAAGGTATAGTTACCACAGCTGCTACTACTGGATATATTGAAGTTTTGGCTACACCTAATAATTCTTCTGAATACTTAGATGGAACTGGAGTTTGGAGTGCTCCAACTTTTACAGTGCCATCAACATTTGCTACTGATATAACAGTTAACTCTGTAAATATAGGAAAAGGCTCAGGTTCTTCACAAACTAACACTAGAGTTGGTGAAAATGCTTTAAGTTCAAACACTACTGGAGCTGGCAACGTAGCTATTGGTAATAATTCTTTAGCTGGAAACACTATTGGGTCTGAAAATGTATCTATTGGACATTTAGCTATGAATGGTGGTAACAATGGAAATAATAACGTCGCTATTGGAGGATGGTGTTTTTCAAGTAACCAAAATGGAGCTGGTAATGTAGCTATTGGGTATAGTTCTTTATATTCTAACTATACTGGAATTGGCAACATAGCTATTGGAGATCATGCAGGGAATTACGAAACTGGTTCTAACAAACTATATATAGATAGTATCAATAGAGGCTCAGAAGCTAACGGCCAAACTCAATCTTTTATCTACGGAGATATGTCTGCTAAAACATTGTTGATAAATGCTGTTACAACTATTAATGGTGGTATTCAAATAGATGATACTGCTGGTAGCAATGGTTTTACTATAACATATGATAACGTAACAAAAACTTTAAACTATAACTTTGTGGGGACTTGATGGCTTTAATAGCACACTATAAATTTGATGGAAACTATAATGATAGTTTAGGAGCATATAATGCTACTAACTACGGAGCTTCGGTAATTGATGCTGGAATAGTAGGTTCTAATTGTCTTGCTGTATCTGGAACACAATACGTTCAGGTTCCTTCCGTAACTGGTTGGGGAGCTATGACGCAAGCTACAGTGTCGTGTTGGGTATCAGCTGCTCAAGCTGGGTATCAGCAAATACTAGAAGCTAACAGTGCAAACAACTCTTTTAATATACACTATTCTTGGGGTGGTTCTGGCGCAAATATATATTGGGATTTTGGAAATATTTCTGCAAATGGGAGAGTTACCATTCCACATACTACAGATTCTGGGTGGCATCATTGGGTTTTTACTGCTGGCCCTAAAGGAATGTTTATTTATAGAGATGGAATAATGCTTGTTAAGAGTAACTATTCAAGTTCTTATAATGCTACCGGCCTTACTATGAGGATAGGAAACACTGGGACAACATATCCATTAAATGGTAAAATAGATGATTTAAGGATTTATAATCATCAGCTATCAGCAAAAGATGTTTCAACTTTATATAATAACCTACCTCCTACAATAAAACAGAGTAAAGAAATAGATAAACAGCTGAAAATTCATTATAGTTTTGATTTTCTAGAAGAATATACTGACAATATTTTGAAAACAGTAGCTGGACTAAATTGTTCAGCTACGGCGAGCGGTGCTGGATATCCATTTTATAGTTTTGGAGCTCCACTAGATTCTTGGTTTAAAGCTAATATAGGTAAAACATGCACAATGTCTTTTGAGGGATGTCATAATGGTGGAACCGGATATCCAGTTATGTATTTTTTTCATGGTGACTGGAGTTGGGCGCAAACAGTAAGTATAACAACACTAGAATGGACTAGATCATCTCTTACTTTTACAATACCAGATTCTACTGGTAAAACTGTGTATGGGCCATATTTTTATCACATGTCTAGTGGAGCAACTGGCGTGTCTTATTGCAGGAATATGCAGCTTGAGTTAAAAGATCACGTAACTCCGTTTGTTAATGGAACCAGAGCTTCTGTTGTACCAGATAATAGTGGTAATGACAATAATGGAGTTATGAACAGTATTTGTCCTACTTTAAATACAAGTAATAAGTTAGGCGTTGGAAAGATTGTTTTTGGAGATAGTTATTTTACAGCTCTTCCTTCCGCACTCACCCTTGCTAACTACACTGTAAGTTTTTGGAAATCTCCGCAGAGTGGAACAATGCCTCTTGCTTCCTCCAATGGCTCTATCTATGCTTATGGTGATACAAGCTGGAGATATGTTCATGGGGGAGTTGCTGGAGAATATTACTACCCAACAACAACCACTTTAACAACTCCTTATATGCTTACTGTTACTTACAATGGCTCTCAAGTTAGTGTGTATAGAAATGCAGTATTGCAGGGAACTGCTGCTGCTGGTTCTGGTACTGCTGTTTTTCAAAACTTGTTATTTGGTAAGTTTCATATAGATGGATACAAATATACTTTAGATATGGATGATTTTAGACTTTATGGAACAGCTTTATCACAAACTGATATAACAGAGCTTTATCAAACACGGATAAGTTTAGATTCTCAAAGTTCTGTAATAGCAAAAACTTTTTTAGAAAACGATTCTATTGCTTATACAGCTTCCAGGATTGATTATTCCACTTGGGTAAATGGAACATCTGGCAGTCAAACTGGTTTTCCTCAAAATGGTGATGGCAACTATATAATAATCAAAAAAAATCCAATAGGTATTGATGATATCGTTTGGGCTACATTAGACCATAGAGATGGAGAGGCAGACGGTGGATGGAACGAAAACGTTTTTAGTATAGATTCTTCAAAAAAATATAGATATAGTGTTTGGATAAGAAGAGAAAATACTCAAACTGGAACTACCTATCTTGGATGTCTGGCGAACTCTGTTGATACCTTGGGAACATCTACAGCTCATACCAATCCTTATTTCTTTCATGATACTATGCCAAATGTAGGTGAGTGGTACTTACTAATAGCTTACATTTGGCCCAGTTCATACACTTTAACAGTATCTGACCCAACTACTGCTATATATAATACTGCTGGAAAAGTAGTTAAAGCTATGGGTGGTAATAGCGGATACGGAGGAGATTTTAAATGGCATGCTGGAGCAACACAGGGTGGGCATAGATCATATTTATATTACTCCTCAGACCCAAACTCATACCAGTATTTTTATAGACCTAGAGTGGATTTAATAGATGGGAATGAACCAACTATAGGAGATTTATTGGCTTGTAGAGAAAACCCGGTATTATACAACAAGCCAACTTCTGTTTTAAGATTAAATAGTTCTGGAGTATATGAAGCAGAAGAGTTTTCTGAGGTAGGCCCTACTAGAGGATTAGTTGCTTGGTATGATTTTGAAGGAGCTACTGCAACAAAAGTGCCAGATATAGTTGGAGTAAATCATGGCACTGGAGGTGCGTTACCAACATTTGGAAATATGGGGCTTAAAAAAACTATAATTTTTCATGGAACAGGTCAGTATGTAGCTTGTGGCTCATTTTTTACCTACCAATATTTTACTATATCGTTTTGGGTAAATCCTTCTGCCACACAAGTAGCTTATGCTGACATATTTGAAAATAATCATACAGCAGACCAGAGTTTTGTTTTACAACAGAATAACACAACAACCAATCAGTATAGTTTTGGTTGTATGAAAGCGGGAGGCAATGTAGCTAATAGTGGTTTATTTAACTTAACTGCCAACTCTTGGACCCATATTGTTATATCTATAGATGCAAGTAATTTATATACATACATAAATAATAGTTTGTTCTCTACTATAGCAAGAAGCGGCAATATAGTGTATATAAATCAAATTTTTAGATTAGGAAACTGGACTGCTGGAACTAGAAGTTTTAGTGGTTCATTGGCTGATTTCAGAATTTACAATAGGGTGTTAAACACAAAAGATATAGCTACTCTTTACAATCTAAAACCAGCTAACGTATATATAGAAAACAACAAAACAATAAATGCTGCTCAATTAGTAGAAAGTTAAAACTAAAGAGGGAAATATGGCACAATTAGGAAGTACTAACATATCTGGAAATTTATCTGTAAGTGGAGCAATAACAGCAACAACAATAGAAACAGCTTCAGTTGCTCCTCATGCTATAGTTCGTTTAACATCTGGTGCTGGTAACTGGACTGTCCCTGCGGGGGTTAGTAGAATCAAGGTTATGTGTGCGGGTGGAGGTGGAGGTGGAGGTGGAGGTAGTTCAAGCTTTGGCGGGGGAGGGGGCGGGGGAGGGACTTTAATCTCTGATGTTCTATCAGAGATTTTAAGTGTTACACCAGGTCAAGTTATTGCATATTCAGTTGGGGTCGGAGGGTCGGGTGGTAACTCGGCCACAGGAAACGCAGAGGGTGGGGGTCCTGGTGGATCCACAAGTTTCGGCGGCGCCACAACACGTTTGGGCAGTACAGGAGGTGCTGGGGGTAGTAATACGTCTTATCCAGGCCAGGCTGGCAGTGGACCGACTCCCGGTGGAGTTACTGGGCAGAACGGAACTATACAGATGTCTTCTTCCAATTATACTTATGGTGACTGGCTTGGCGGATATGGCGGTGGCTACTATATGGGTGCTGGTGGCGGTGGCACTGGCGGAAAGGGGGGCAGTAATCATCTCTCTTCTGGCACCGTCGGGCAAAGTGGCATTATAGTCATAGAATACTAAGGAGAAAGTAATGAAAACTTGGATAAGAACAGAAGATGGGGTAATTAAGCAAGTTATTGTTGCTCAGGACCTGCCAGCTGGAGACGACAACTGGGAAGAATATCCTTACCCTTCGGATTTGGCAGGAGCAGGTAATATATCAGGTAGATCTTTAACAGAATTTGATGAAATAGGCAATTTTATACCTTTAGAAACTATAGCTGAAGATGCCACCATAATAAATACTTAATACCATATATATAAATAGAAAAGAGGTATTTAATGGATGAAGAAGTAAAAGTGGTTTCTGAACCTATAGAAGAAGTAAAAAGACCTAGAGTGATAATGGTAGCTACACCATCTCTTGATGGTAGGGTTGATGTACAGTATGCTAACTCGTTGCTTTCTACTACTATAGAGTGCTGGAAGAATAATACAGCAATTGCTCCAGTGTTCATAGCTTATGATGCTCTTATACAAAGAGCTAGGAATGACTTGTTCAAGATGGCTTACGAGTCTGATATTGATGAAGTTGTTTTTATAGATGGTGATATATCATGGACGCCAGAGCAGTTTATGAAGCTGATTTCACATAATGTTGATGTGGTTGGTGGAGCATATCGTAAGAAGAGTTTCCAGGAAGAATATGTAGTTAGAGTATTGCCTGGAGAAACAAAACTTAAGGTAAATAAGGATAAGCTTGTAGAAGTATCTGGACTTGGTACTGGATTTGTACGTGTATCAAAGAAAGTAATACAAGAAGTGTATGAAAGCTCCAAGGATTATAAGCAAGGCGACAAAAAATCCAAGATGGTATTTGATATTCAAATAGCGGAAGATGGAGAACTATTGTCAGAAGATATTGTATTCTCTGAGAAGATACGGTCTTTAGGGTACAACATCTACCTTGATCCTTACATTACCTGCGGGCATACAGGGCCAGTTCCATTCTATGGAGATTTGGTAAAATGGGCTAATATAAATAATCTAATAGAGTTTGAGTAAAATAAAACCGGCTATAAATAGCCGGTTATTTTTTTAGAAACTGTATCCAAGTCCTGCGAATAAGCTTATTCCATCTAAAGAAGCTGTAGCTCCAGACAATACATTGATTGGCAAAGAAGCAAGTCTTGTATTAAAAGATATACCACCACCAAAGTTTTTTCCTATTGTATAAATAGGGAAGATCGATATTGTATAGAAGTTAGTGTTTTTTTCAAGCATTGCAACTGCTTTATCTAATAGATCTCTTAACCTTGTTATTTCATTCTCGTCAGCTTCTATTCTTTTATAGGCGATAGAGAGAACTTCATTGCTTTCTATTAACTGATCTGTTGAAACATCAAGTCTTTCTTCTAAAGCTACTTTGATAGCTTTTAGTTCTTTAACTTCTTCTTCCAAAGCAGTTATTTTTTCAAAAGCCATTGCCAGAACAATGTTTGATTCATATAACTGTTCTTCTGCTGTCTGAGCATAAAGCATGGAAGCAGCTAGTAGAAATATAAGAATAAACTTTTTCATAGCTTGCCTTTTATTTTCTCCAGAAGTTCTTTGTTCTTAGCTATTACTTCCGAGTTTGTTTCTTTAGTAGCTTTGATTTTTTCTTTTACTTCTTTTCTAGGAATATCCTGCTCTTTAGAATCATCAATAGCATCTTTACCTTTTACTATTACTTTGTTTGTCTTTTTCTTAGATACTGCATTATATCCAAGCATAGCCAAAATAGCTACAAGTATTCCTACAATAACTCCAAAATAAGCTTTGAACTTTTCCCATACTTTTTTCATTTAGTCTCCTTCTTTGGCGTTTCTTTCTTGTCGTCGTCTTTTTTTACTTCTTTTTTCTTTGAACCGACTATTGAGCCAGCCCCAACAGAAAGAATAAATAGCATAAGCGGCCACATAGCTACATCAAGAAACTGAACGAATGCTGTCATATTAAATCCAGCAAAGTTGAATGAACCGACTACACCGACAATAAAAATACCGACAAGCATAGCTATAGAAGAAACTTTAGCTATCCCCTGCTTTTGTTTTGTAGTTTTCTGATTTCCTAAAAGGTCAATAGCTTTATCAAAAATCTCTTTATTATCCATACCCATAATATATACCTCCTTTAATGTATCTTTCCTTGGAAAGGTAAGTAGGACTTAAAATAAAAAATATTTGGATACGAAAATAAAATGGAAACAACTACTGCTACTGCATTAACAAGTTTTTTTGGCAGCTATGAATGGTGGCAAGCTCTCATTATAATAATAGCAGCTTTTTCAAGTATATTTATTATAATGGTTCTTGGATTTAAATTGTTTGGCAATAAAGATGAAGACGTAAGCATGAGCTTTCTTGGGTTAAAACTAAATAAGAAAAAAGAAGAAAAGCAAACTACTCCAGCTCCCCCGGTCAGTGTTGTTGTGAATAACTTTGAGGGCGATAATGAAGAAACTGTTCCAGAAGAAGATATGGATGAAAGAGCAAAGTTGTCGCTACAAGCTTGTATAGAAGGGACGCCAAGTTTTAGCAATGAGTTACTTCTTATAGTAAGCAAGTGTATCAGATTTGGAATAGATATAGATAAAAAAGAACTAAAACTAATGCGTTATCAAATGAACAATGCTCAGGTAAAAGTTGATAATATAATAAACATATTCCTTAAAGAATATACAGATAAACTATCTGTTTATAAAAAAGCAAAAAAAGAAATAAACGTTTCATCTTATGATATATTTAAAGAGTTTATAAAAATGATAGTAACCAATAAAATACTTGATGAGTTTAGAAGAGCTTTCAAAGAAAACCATTTAACTTCATATACTGACGAAAACTTTGAAGAGTATTATTGTAGAGACCATATCAAAAGAATGATTGAAAACCTTAGATTAGAAATAATGAACATAATGCCAGAATGTATAGTTCCAGGAACAGATGAAATAGTTGTTATTTTAGATAAAAATGAAACATCTTTTTATGGTCACTTAAAAGATACATTTTACGATGCTAGAGTTGAGGCTGTAAAGCAAAAAGAAGAGTTTGATAAAAAAGAAGAAGCTTTTGATAAAGAGATACTAAAACTTACTGGTATAAAAGAAATAAGCAAGAGGGCTAAATAAAATGATTGTTTTTTTACTGTATTCTTTCGTCCTATCTTCCCTAGCTTTTGGGTTCTATGTGATACTCAAAAAGTATTTAAGTGAAAAAGGGTCAAGAGGAGATGATTATTATTTTCTTGTTGCCATTGCTGCCATGTTTATAAGCTATACATTAAAGCTTCTTATTGGAATAGGTGTTCCATCTCTTTATGATTTTTCTATGGCCGCTCATATGGCAGAAATGCTGTCTTTCTGGGGACTGCTGATGTATTTCTTAAATCAAATATATTTCAAAAAAATAAGTTATTATAGATTACATAAACTAATGATAACATTAATGTTTTTTTTAGCAATGCTGGTTTTGTCAATATTTTCTTTTCCAATAGTTTCAACTTCTATAAAAGAAGTTCCAAAAATAGAGTTATTTTCTTTTTATCCAGCAGTAGGAAAATGGTCGTATTTGATAGCTGATTTGGCTTGTCTATTTTCATCAGTGATAATGTTTATAACTTCACCAAAAATAAGGGTTAGTAAAAGAAACTTGCTAGCTGTTGGAATGCTGTTTTCTTCAATAACCTATTTGATTTCTTCTATAAACATTATTTTCTTTTCTGGAATAAATATTATAATATACTTTTTAATAAAAGGACTTGGTGCAGTAGCTGTTATATTTATTTTAATGGCAGTAATAGAATACTACTACAGAACAAAAAAATAAACTATTTTCCTATTACTTTTTTTACATCATCTGACAGCACATCTTCCATACCTGGCTGAACTTTAACTCCATATTCTTTTGTATGAACTGGAGTTGTAGTTCCGCTACCTTTAGAAACCCAACCCTGTCCTTTCAAAAGAAATCCTGTTCCACCAGAAACAGCTTTTCTCATTTTCTTCCCACATTTTTCACATACTATTTCTGGAGTTTCAAACATTCCGTGTGTTATTTCTTTATCTATTTCGCAGGCATCACATACATAATCATAAGCTGGCATTGTAGCTCCTTCTTTTTATACATCTATATATGAAACCTGAAAAGATAACATAAAGGATAAAAAGGTTGTCTGATACCACAAGACATAAAGTTAAGAATAACAAAAAAGAGTTAAGAAAAAAAATATTAGAGATAAAGAAAAGAAGTTGTTGTGCCATTTGCGGTGAAAATCATCCATCGTGTTTAGAGTTTCATCATGTAGATAATAAAAAGTGCGAAATATCCAATATGCTAGCCAAATATACCGAAGAAGAAATAATGGAAGAAATAAGTAAGTGTATAATAGTTTGCACCAACTGCCATAGAAAAATACATTGGGAAGAGAGATATGAAAACAAAAGAGCTAATACAAGAGTTGCTGTTTGAAGAAAGAAAAGTTCCAGATGGTAAAAGGTATATAGCCCTTTTTGATATTGATCAAACATTAGTTGTTCCTGGTAATATAAGTATATGGAAGAAAAAGGTCGGAGAAAACGAAGTAGCTTTAACTCCTGACCAGTATGCTAAAGAAAATGTAGTAGAAGAAAAAAAGAATGGGACTACATATGACTATAGAGAGTTTAGAGACCCAAAAAAAGTAAAAGAAAGTATTGCGGGTGGAGCTCCTATTTCTAAAAATGTAAAAATGATGAACGATCATGTAAAGAATGGTTGGAGTGTGGGAATACTTACAGCCAGAGGTTTAGAGGATGTTATATTTGATTCTATAAAACAATGGCTTATGTTTAGAAAAGAAACTGCTTTACTGCCAAGTTTGGGAAAGAGCTTAGCAAGAAATTTAGTTCATGCTGTCAATGATGAAGTTATTAAATATGAAGGTATGACGGATTTTGAAAAAAAATCAAATGTTATTAGAAAGTATGCTAAAGAGTATGATAGAGTAAAATTTATAGATGACGACGATTTCAATGTTAATGCGGTTAAAAAAATGAAACTGCCTAATGTCATTGCTGTTAAAGCATGGCCAGTTTAAAAATAAAGGAAACAACATGAGTTTAAAAGAAAACATTTTAAGAGAGACATATGATTATAATGGTCCCTATATACTAGAGGATTTCACTCTTACAAAGTTTGTCAAAGGATTTATAGAAGATTATAAATACTTTGGCGAGAATACCGCTGATGTTTATAAAGCATTGTTTATGCTCGGGGAAGATGTCAAACTGGATCTATTACAAGAGAATATTGAAGAGGTATCTGAAACCGTTAATAACCTTAAAGTTCCTTTCTTATTTGAGGGATTTATTAACGAAAGAGCTGGAGTTTCCTTAAACAAAGAAAGGGAAGGCTCGTCTGCCCCAAGAAGTGGTGGAACAATAGCTGATTTGTCCAAAGCTCTTCAAAAAGAAGCTGATAGAAAAGCTGCTGGAACTCAGACAGTGCCAGAATATTCTGGTCCATTTAGCCCTCCCGGTGGTTATGATCCAAGAGACGCAGTTCCACAGGGAGTTATCCCAAAGCTTTCAAGTCCAGATCTTAAGCTTCCTATAGGTGGTTCACAATCTCCTGCTGAACTTAAGAAAACACTAGAAGCTGCTATTGCTGCTCCAAGCCCAGAAGCTGCTACAAAAATACTTGCGAGTGCTCAATCTGCTGGCTCTGTGGCCACCAGTGGTGCTTCAGCAGCTGCTGCAACAAAAGGTATGTCTGCTGCTGTAAAAGGTGCTGGCGGGGTCGCCAAAGTCGCTCCAAAGGGTATTTTAGGTTGGGTAGGCCAAGCTTTTGGCAAAGTAAAGAACTTTTTTACTGGTGGAGTTTCTTCAGTTGGTTCAGCTATTAAATCTGGAAACTGGGGCGCTCTTATGAAGATACCACTCGTCCAAGGAGCTTTAGCTGCTGGTGGCGCTGTATTGGCATTCAAACTATTGAAGAAAATATTTGGTAAAAAGATAAACTCAGATCAGGAAGCTCAGCTTCAAGCTGCTCTACAAAAAGGTGGGAAATAATGAATTTAAGAGAAGAAATACAGTATCTTACTACAGGCAAGACATCAACTAAATCTCAAGAAAATAAACTTATGGAAAGTTTTGTAGCTGCTTTCAAAGAAGATGTAAAAGAGTTTGGTTTGGAAGAAGCTACCGAACTATACAGCACAATATATGGAATAGAGGAGTTCAAAGAGCTTGACGAGGACACCTTTGCTTCTCTTAGTGTAGAAGCTTTGAATGAGGATAGGCCGAGAAATATGACTACTGATAGTGGTCTAAAAACAGTAATACGAGATAATAAAAGAAGAGTTGGAGGAGGGCCTGAAGGATATGCCAAGAAGTTAGCAGATGAAGCCAGAGCAAGATCAGTTCATATTCCCGGCAAAACTCCTTTAGGCGCTATGGCTGGTAAAGAGGTCAAGCTTGATTCTGGAATATCAAAAGATACAATAACTAGAATGGTTGTACCCGGTAAAACACCTTCAGGCGCTATGGCTAGCAAAGAAGGAAAGCTTATGCCAAAAGGACTTCTTGCTGGTATATGGGATAAGATAAAGGGCTTTACCGCAGGCCAGTTCTCTTCTATAAAGAATATTGTATCTACTGGAAACTGGGGAGCTTTGCTTAAACTCCCAATATTCAAGGGAGCTTTGGCAGCTGGTGGAGTAGTTGCTGTCATTGCTGTATTAAAGAAACTTTTTAAAGGTAAGAATAAGATAACGCCAGAACAAGAAGCTCAACTCAGAGCGATGAAAAAATAAGGAGAAATAAAATGGATAAAAGTATTTTGTATGAGGAAATGCAGGTAAATCTTGGCAAGAAGCCAAATACTATCTGGACTGATTTTGCTGAAAGTTTCTTGAATGAAACTTATACCAATGATATGAAGATTTATGGCACAGAAACCATTGGTCTTTACGAAGCTATTTTCGGGGAAGACGAAGCATTCAGGCTCTATTCTCTTAATGAGAACAGGCAGCGTGATATGCCAGCTGCTTCTACTCCTGCCGGAACTCCTGGCTGGATGGCAAGAGCTAAAGCTCAGGGTGGAAATATTCCAGCCAAAGAAATGGAAGGTCTTGGAGCCAAGCTCAAGTCAATCTTCGCAGGTCTTGGTGGTAGTATCAAGAAGTATTTCTCCAATGGTATTGCTGGTGTTTTGGCTAACCCCCTTCCTCTTATTGCCGCTGGAGCTGGGGCTGGAGCTATTATCGCTGTAGTCAGGAAGTTTAAGAAACTGTCTGATGAGAAGAAGAAGGCAGCTCTCCAAGCTCTCCCCAAGGAGCAGAGGGATAAGGCTTTGGCTACTTTAGCTAAGCCAGAAGCTGAGCTCAAGAAAGAGTTAGAAGACAAGAGTAAGAAGGAATAACATGGACTATAGCTTACAGGTCTTTTCTAACTTCCTGTATGAAAACAGAGAAGATAGCGAAATAGCTGGCGCACTTAAAGAAAAGATGAACGAAGACACCAGAACAGCTATAAGGTTTGTAAAAGAAAAGTATCTTCAGGAAATAGCCAATGCAGATGTTCTAAAAAATAAATGGGATGAGCTGGTTTCTAAAGATACTCAAAAGATTTTAGACAAAAGAGACAAGCTTGAAAAGATGTTTGCCTCTAACGACTTTGATGCTGAAGACGCTATTGACTTGGCTCTTGATATTATTTCTATTGAATCTGCTTTGCCAATAACTACAAAAACAAAAGAGTTCTTTACAAAAGAACTTCGTGATGTAGATGCAGAACAGGATGAGACAAGAAAAAAGAGAATAGCTAAGGTTCTTGGATTCAGGGTTATAAAAGTCATTGATGAGGCAAAACTTCAAATGAAGGGCAGAAATCAGGGAGATACAGTAAAAGCTATTGTCACGAAAGAAGGCAAAACTATTCTTGAACCTACTAAAGGTAAAAACAAGGATAGTGCCGTCAGAAATGAAGTAGTAAGAGTTGTAGATCAAGCTGGTAGAACTGCCAAACAAGAACTTGATTCTATAGAAGATTTAGTTAAGTCACCAGAAAGAGCTAAAATATATGCAGATATGCTATATAAAGAGTTCAGGAACGAGCAGTTTGAAGGGACCAACAAAGAAGGCCAGCTCGTTGCTAAATATAAGGAACTAATAAGTAGGAAAGATGCTATAGAAGCGGCTGCTAAAAAAACTGGTATAGGTGGAGAAAGACCAACAGAAAAAGAAATGTCTGATTGGGAAAATCTTAATATTTATGCTACTATAATGGATCTGTATGAATATAGTAAAGGCAAGAGTAAAATGTCTTTACAAGAAGTAAAGAATGCTATAAAAAAGTTGAAGCAATCCAACCTGGATGCTTTGGAACTTATAAATAGGCATCTTACTGCTTAAACAAAAGCCCCAGGAAACTGGGGCTTCTTTCATATATAGTGTGTATGAAGGAGCAAGTATGAATGAAAATATGTTAAAAAGCACCTTGACAATTATTGGAAGACCGAAAAAGAAAATAGGCGAGTTTACCTTCTTTGAAGAAGACCTACAAAATCCCTTTTTCTTGACAATGCTGTTAATAGCATCGGACCCGACAGAAAAACAAAGAGAAATATTGGAAGCATCTGGTGTTACTATTAGCGATGCTAATGGTAAAAAAGTGGAGTATAGTTATGTTGAAGAAAAAAAAGAGGAATAGCATGGATGATTTTATAGAACAAAATAAAATGGCCCTTGTAGAAGAGATGATGGAATCTATTTCAGCTATTTCTTCTATAATAGAAGACGCTATAACAAAAGAGGCAGGATCAGCAGATGATATTAAAAACTCATTTATTGCTATGTCTTATAAAACAGGATACCTGTCGGCTATATTTAATCAATACTATATATTCTTGACCAATAGACTTCCAAGTAAAGAAAAAAAAGGTATAGGATTTGCTTCTATATCGTCTCCTGCGGAATAACCTTATCTAACATTGTTTTTATTTTAGGTAGAAACAACATAGAAAATATTTGTATAGTAGCAAAGTATAGCATAGATGAACCATATTTTTTGAATATATCCAGCAAAGGTCTATCAACACGGGCAAGTATTTGCCCGTATTTATTTTTTAATCTTTTATATAAAAGTTTGGCAGCTTTCTTGTCTCCGGTAGAATATTCTTTTTCCACCATTTCAAACTCTTTAGTAGCTTCTTTAACATTTTTTATATATTCACGAAGTTCATCTCTTTGTTTTTCATCAGCTATATTGTTGAGTAGATTATGTTCCATTTTAGAAACAAGATTTCTTAATTTATCGCTATTTTTAAAGTATTTTATACCTTCATAAAGATTATCCATTTTTACAACTCCATCTTTTTACTTGATAAGATAAAATCAGCTGTCTCTGGGTTAAGTGCTATTATTATATTAGCTGCTACAGCTTCTCTTACTGTCATCATACTATCTGCTCTTACTGGATCAAGAAAATAAATAAGCATTTTTATATCTTCTTTAAAAAACCTTCTGGTTAAAGTATTTATAAAAACTTCGTCAGAGGTACTACCACTTATTATTTTAAAGTTACTTAATGCTTCCCCATTATTTCTTATCCACTCATTCAAAATACTTATTTTTTTTCTGTCTGCTATTATTGCTATATATTCCATTATAGTATCTTTCCCTTTGAACCGTATATATTTTTAGGAGTTAAAGTTGGACTATAAAACAAAGATGGACGCAGAGAAAGTAAGTTTTCAGGATATTTATGAAATGTCCTTAAGCAGGATATTTAGAGATGCCAATGTAATAAATGCTGGGCTTTTAAATGAACTAAAAGAAAAAAGAGAGTTTGGCCTAAAGAAGTATGGGGAGTATTCTTTCCAATCTACATTTGAAAAAAGTATGACATCTCCAGTAAAAGAACATTTGTTAGAAGAACTAATAGATGCCTGTAACTATACGGCTCATATAGTATATCAAAACAAGCTTGTAGGTAACAAAGATGAAGAGGAAAAGTTCCTCTCCATCCTTACAAGATTATACGATCTGTTTAATACTGTTTGTTAAAAACCAAATAACTTATTACTGTTATAGAATGTAGAAACTCTCCCGTTGGAGAGTTTTTTTATTTTATAGTCATTAATAAATGAAACATTTTTACTATTTATAAGAGCTTTATAATCTTTTATAATAGTATCATTACTCCAGGTTTTTACTTCGTCTCCAATAGATTTTTCAGACCAATCTTCAGCTATGGCTTTGTATCTATTTACAACTTCATCTTCGGTAAAAGTTTCTTTTATTTTATTTCCATATTTCTCAAGCAGCAGCTCCTCAAGAAAATCACATTCCTCAACCCAAGTATCTCCCCAAGCTTCTATTTCAGTATGCGTATGTCTGCCAGTAGAAAAACCATTGCTACCAGCATCACCTAAAATAGTATCTTTGTAAATAGGAAAACCTTTTGCTAATCTATCTTTGATAAGTATTTCATCTGGATACATGTGAGCTATAAAAACCCTGAAGCCAAACTTATGATATAACAAAACCTGCGTCCCATATAGCTTATCATTTTCTACTATTCCGCCACGAGAAAAATCAAATGGAATTGTTATTTTGCGCATTTCTTTATTCTTTGATGTCAAGTGTCCTCTATCAACACCACTGTGAATGCCAGGATATCCCCATATCGTTTTATCATCTATTATTTTATATCTCTCTACAAGCCCAAACTCGCAAGTGGTCAATGCTCCGTCTCTAAATGAAACTTTATCAAAGTTAAGACCACCTTGTTCCTTTACAAAATCCGCGTATTCTTTTTTCATAGATTCCCCTTTTTTATATCTTTCCCGAGTAAAGTTAATGAAAAGGAGTCAAAATGGAACTCACCTCTTATTTAACAGAAGGTCTTGTTGCTTTTAAAGATAGTTTGAGACTAACTAAAATAGCAAATAAAATAGAACAGAGAAGCACTATGTCTAATCCAGAGATTGATATAGTAGTATCAAAGTTAAGGGCAATTGCTTCTATATTCCAGGCAGTAGAGAAGAAATACAAAGAAGACCCACAGTCAGCGAAAGAAGAATACGCTATATTAAAGAAAAAATATTCAGATTTTGTAGATATAATAAACAAAAAAAGTTTTACTCTTGCTTTGAAAAGCATAGGTGGCCTTGGCATTATAGCTGCGGCAGTATTGGTTGGTTACAAGAACCTTGATTTACTTGGCAACCAAAAGCAATCAATTGTTATGGACGCTAAAGTAAATAGTATTGTTAATGGGTTAGCGGCTGGTGGGGCTGCTGCCACAGCCATTGGTATCACTGAAATGTTTAAGAAACTTTTTCATAACAACGCAGATGAACTATTTGAAAAAACAAGAAGCGCTCTATTTACCCTTGAAAAAGTAGAGGGTATGAAAAAAATAGAGAAGGTAGGAACAGATGTTTAGAGATACCGTAAGAAACTTGCTAGAAAGTAGCAATGAAAATAAAGATTTACTATTGGAAAGTGTTGCTGCTACGAAAACTTCTAAAAAAATACAGAAACTAATATCCAAACTAAAAAGTAAAACATCTGGGGAATCAGAACTTAAAGATATAATAGAAAAGCTTGAAGAAGTTAAAAGATCATTTGAAACTTTAGAGAAAAAGTACGATAGTTCAAACAAAGAAGCAGCAAGAGCAGAGTATAAGGTTCTTAATAATAAATATTCAGAACTATTGTCATTACTCCAAAAAGAAAATATTTTCTCTGCTTTTAAAAAAATAGGTGGGCTTTCATTGATAGCAGCAGCTATTACGCTCGGATATTTTGGCGTAGTAACAAACGAAGTCATTGTAACCAATGCTATTCTTGGAAAGGATTCTGACTTTCTTAATCAAGGATATCAAGGTTCAAAAGATTTAGTGAAAAAGATTATAAACAAAGAAAAAGTTATAAACTACGCAGATACAATGACAAAGATGGCTAAAGCATCTACTGAGGAGATGAAGAAGAATAGTTTCTTTGATGCGTATGGCAGGAAAGATGCCTTATCCGCTGTGTATAAGCAAAGCATGGAAGCCAATGCTTTGCTTAATGCAGCTGGAACTATTAATGGAGCAATCTATGGAACAGCAGCTGTTTCCTCTTTAGGTATAGTAGCTTTATTCAAGAAGCTTGGGAATATCATAACGAGAAAGAATAGTATGTTTTATAAAACAAGAACCATATTGGATAGAATAAAGAATATGGAAACAAAAAAAGACGAATAACATATATATATAGATATATTATATGTGGAGTTAAAATGTCAGTATTAAAGAAAAGCGCAGGAATATACTCTTTAAATATTAAAGGCAAGGAAATATCTATGTTCCTTGCCGATAATGGTAGTGTTGAAATGTATGAGGATGATAACCCTGGAGAGACAGGGTTCTTTTTTAGTTCCATGAAAGATTTCACTATTTTCTGTAACTACTTATGTGATATAGTAGAGAGCGAGGATAAGAATGCCAAAATTTAAAGAAGTAGTAAGCAATATTTTTGAAGAGAAAAAAGAGAAAGGCGGGCTTAAGCTTTTCTATGCTGTTGATATATTTGTAAGTGAAGATGAACCAGAAACGCCAGAAACAAATATTCCAGAGCCAGAAGTTCCAGAAGTTCCAGAAGTTCCAGCTCCTGCCCCAGCTGTGCCAGCCACTACTGAAAGTTTCTATAGTTCATTAGGTTATTACATGAAGGAAGAAAATATTGATTCCAAAAAAACTGGTATCATTATAGTTCCAGAATCTGATTTCACCAATATCCAGACAATAGATGATTTGATGGACTATCTTGTTGATAAGAAAGAAAAAGATGGTAGGCCTATTCTTAATGAGTTTGCTACTGAACTTGTACTTACGCTTACGAGCGCTGAAAGTGCTACACAGCAAGCAAGTGATTTATTGAAAAAGAATGATAAAATACTTATTGATCTTGACTATGGTGAGGATAAGGATGACAGTGTTGGTATCAAAATACTTAAGAGATCTGGGGTTAATAGTGTTTCTGTAATGATGAAAAAAGATGGCAATATACTGCCAGGAAAATTCTCAGCAGAAAACTTTAACAATCAGATAATAATATATAGAAATAACTACGGTAAGAGATAATATGGCTGAAAGTAGTAAAATGTATTTTGATGAAGCCACTGCTCAAAGATTGTTCAAAGAATATATGAGCACGGTAGTTATACAGAACAAGTGTGTAGTTTGTAAAGATGTTAAAATAGAGAATGAACTTATGGCTATGATAAAGAAAATAGTGATAGCAATAATAAATAACTATCGCTATTATATTTTTGAAGAGTATGAAGACCTTATTCAGGAAGGTCTTAAGGCATGTTATATTGCTTTACCGAGATATACTCCAGAAAAAGGAAGCTTATTTAACTACGCCAGTATTGTTAGTAAAATACATTTGCTTAACTACACCGATAGAAGGAAGAAGCATAGAAACCATTTGGATGTGGATGAGCAACTTGAAATAGAAAGCCAAGAGATACTTAACTTCAACTTGTTTATAGATAATCTCCGTGGTAGTATGTTTTCCATTATAGATGAAAACTTTGTAAGAGCCAAAAGGAAGAAGTATTATAAGATTTCAGTTGTAATAGTTGATTATCTTGAAAAGTCAAAGAAAGTAATAAACAAATCTGACCTATATGCTTGGGCAAGAAGTTACGGGATAAAAAGTCAAGACGTAAGATTATTTATAAAAGATATTGGGGCGTTTGAAATACTATGACAGAAGATGTAATGACCGACGAGGAAGCACAGCAGATAGATGATATAATAGCAGAGGTTGCTTCTTCTATGGAACAAACTACTACATCCGTTGTTGTCAAAGAAGAAAAACATTCAGCTATAGTAGAAGAAGAAATACATACAGATGATACACTTATCAGTTTAGCTTTAAGAAAAAATGATGAACTAGAAGATATGGCTAACAAAGCTTTTGATATGTTTTACGGAAATCTTTCAAGAAACACTGACCACACATCTTCTTCCAAAGAGCAGATGCTCGAAGCGCTAAAAGTAAGGGTAGAACTAAACAAGACCATTGTTGAACTTGCCAAGTTAAAGAAGAAGCAAGACAGTTCTATTGGTGTTTTGATAAACACCGTATCCCCAACACAAGCCGGTATAGATATGAGAAAAATACAGGAAGAATATGAGTAAAAAAAATGGAAGCACTAATAGCATACAAACCTGAAATCCTTGTCGTAGCATCGTTTATTTACATACCATTCATAGCGTTTATAATATCGCTAGGGATGGTATATCTTTTTGGCAGAATGCTTGAAATATTCAAAAACTATAAATCAAAGAATGTTTTTGCTGTTGTTGTGATGATAGCTGTTTATGCCTTTTATTTCTTTAAATATAATCCAACATTGGCTTTTGAACAGAAAATATGGTATGCTATTATCTACACGGCCATATCTGTTATTCTATATGTATTGTTTGGCTTTAAACTCTATGATAGAGTAGATGCTTTGCTTGATAAAAAAGTAGGTATGGACAAAGAAGAAAAGATAAATATAGTAAAAAAAACAAAAGGAAAGTAATATGAATATAAAAGCATTGTTCGAAGAGTTTAAAACAAGAATAAAAGATAAAAATGAACAATATGAAATATTCTACACTAAATCTGGCGCATCTTTTAGCAAGGAAGAACTTGACGAAATGAAAAGTTGGGGTGGCATACGTTTTGCTGCTGATTTAGATAACGATCAATTCTATGTGTGGGATTATAAGCTTCTTCACGGTATAGCTTCTGGAACTCTTGGCCTTGAATACGACAACTCCAAACCAAAGAAACACGTAATATGGGGTGAAGGTGGCTTTGATCCAAGAATAAGGAAGTTTAGTTATCTAAACTCATTTACTCTTAAAGCTTTATCTGGAGCAGCCGCTACTGATAAAGATGTGGAAAAAAACTTAAGGGAATGTTGGATGCTCGCTGGTAAATCAAAATCTTTAAAAGCCCATCTTCCTGTACTTATAAAGAAACTTGAAAAAGCGAATATGGGAACTATGTAATGAAAATAAAACCTCTAGTAGAAGAGTTTAAAACTTCCATCAAAAAAGGTGATAAATATTATGAAATATTCTTCATAGAGAATGGAGAAAGTTTTAAAAGTGAAGAGCTTAAACTATTTGAAAAGTTTGGAATGGTTCGTTTTTGTTTGGATCTAGATAATGATACTTTATATGTTTGGGATGCTAACCTATTACATGAGTATGTAGCAAGAAAACTTGATTTAGAATACGGAGTTCCAAGACCTAAAAAACATATTATAATGGGTGAGTCTGGATATTCGCATGGAACATTTAGATTTGTAGATTCGTTTTCATTATTTACGTTAGAGAATAGCTTTGGAGATGAATACTTTATAAATCACGCAAAGAAGTTTAAACCTTTGATGGAAAAATCAAAGAGTATTAAATATATGCCAGAGTTAAAAATAGCAGTGTATAATGTTTTAGAAAAAGCTTATCAAAAAGAAGGAAAGACAAAATGAAAATAATGGATATTATAAAAGAAGAACTTGCTGCTGAAATAAAAGCACTGGCAGTTCCCGGTAATAAAAAAATAAATGTTTATGCTGGTGATGGTGGGCTCGTAAGGGAATATATCTATGCCAAGGGAACTCTAAAAGAAACTAACACGAATGTTCCAGCTGCTAATCTTACAAAATATAAGATAACCTCAGCTCAAATGACTATGGTGCTATCAAAACTTAATGGTATGATACAGGCCGGTGATTTTGATGGTGACAGCAATGGCTATGATATTTATATCAAGTTTGATGGAAAAAAACTGGACTTAGTGACGAAAATAAATAAAGATCCAATAAAGTAGGAAACATGAAATCTTTTAAAGATTACGCTATAGGCAAAAAACTTTTAGACGAAAAAGAAATAGAACGTCTTGAGTATAAACAGCAATTAAAAGAAGTAGAAAGTTCAACAGAAATAATAACTCCTAAAAAAGAAGTAGTAGAAACTCCTACCGAAATAATAGAAAACCTTGAAGAGGAAATACACTCTTCTATAGAAAACCCTTCAGCTGCTTCTATTCAAGAGCGTATAGTGTATTTAAAAGAAGTAAAAGGTATTGATGGTAAAGACGGTAAAGATGGAAAGAATGGTGTTGATGGTAGAGATGGTAGAGATGGAAAAAATGGCAGAGAAATAACAATAAAAAATAATGATGGTATAATAGATTATTCCTATGGTGATGATGGATGGAAACATATTTTTTCACTTAAATCTCTTAAAGGAGACAGAGGTGAAAAAGGAGAAAAAGGCGATATTGGAAAAACTGGAGAACGAGGTCCAGCTGGAATAAAAGGTGAAGACGGGAAAGATGGCAATGATGGTAAAAATGCCAAACAAATAGAATTATTAAGAGATGGCAATCTCATACAATGGAAATATAACGGAGAAGGCAAAGCAAATACTTTATTTTCCTTGAGGGAACTTTCCCAAGGAGAAACAAGGGTCATAGGTGGTGGTGGCATTACAAGCACAACTTGGGGCAAGGTTGGTGGAAATCTTGCGGACCAAAAAGATTTGGTTATGTTTTTTAATGCTAAACAAAATAAGCCAGCAGTTTCTATAGAAAACAATATAGCTGTTTTTGACGCTAATAAAAATACAATAGATTCAGAAAAGAGTTTTACATATTCATTATCCGATACACCATCTGATAATAAAATACCAACTGAAAAAACGGTTAAGGATGAGTTTGATTTTACCAATAATACTTTATTCAACGAGTTAAGTAACGGCGTTAAAACTGGCTTTACTATAACAATAAACGGTACTGATAATAGGACAATAAATATATCATCTGGAACTGGTATTATAGTAGATAATTCTAATCCAGCAGCCCCTATCCTGACACCAGTTGTTTTTCCTGGAGTAACTGGGTTATCTTTGACTAATCTAGGTGTATCAATAATAACATATCTGGCAGTCAATGCCGATGGTAATATAATACAGCAAGCTACTGATTTTACTTGCGTCCAAAGAAGAACCTATATTATTTTAGGCGCAGCAATACATTCAGACAAAACAATAGTCAATGCCATAAATAACATGCCAGAGGTAGCTCTTAATAGTATTTCACAACTTAATGATTTAATGGCTGGACTAAGAAACTTCAATATTACTGGAAATGTTATCTCACCTAATGGGGCAAACCTCACAATAAATAAAAGTAGCGGTTCTTTATTCAAAAAAGGTTCAAACTTCTACAATAACGCACTTGCCCCTCACGTAATAAGCTTGGCTCCACTCGTAGCTCCAACTAATATTAGATATAGATTGCAAAATGGAATAGAATATGCTAATACAAATGTAGTAGATACGGGACATTATGACTTGAATGGGGTATTGACTGTAGTATTACCAAACAAATATACAATACAAAGGTTTGCCCTATTCTCTTCTAACTTGATAAGGGTTCAGTATGGTCAAGCTGTATATGGTTCAAAAGCAGAGGCAATACAAGCTATATCTACTGAAGTATTCGTAGAAGAACAAAATATATCTACCAATGGTTTATTAAGAGGGCTATTGGTAATAAAGAGTGGAGCTACTGCTTTAAATAATATATTGGACGCCCAGTTCTTTGAAGCAGATAGATTTGGTTCTACTAAGTTTGGTTCAAGCGGCACTCCCACTACTACCATGCAACAAGCTTATGATAACTCTTTAAAACCACAGATAACAACTAGTGATTTGGGAGCTTTGCAAATAAAAAGAGGGACTTCCCTTGATTCAGATCCAATTCAGGAGTTTTTAGATGGCGCTGGAACAGTTCGAGCTTCTATATCAGGAGATGGCTCTGCTGTATTTGGAAATAAAGCCGCAGGAAACTATTCGGGTTTTGAGCCGGATGGAACATATAAAATGACTGGTGAATCTTCTGTGTTTGATGATATATCTCTATCTGGATTATCATTCTCGGCTGCTGGTGGAGCAGCTCCAGATCCTATTGATTTCATCAATTCAAATATAAAAACTTACGGATTTGACGGAGATAATATCGTAGAAAGACTCTATATTACTACAGAGATGCATCATGACTATAAAGAAGGTTCCAATATAGAGCTACATATGCATTGGACTCCTACTACTGCTACCACTGGGAATGTTAAATGGCAGGTTTATTATACCTGGCAGAAGATAGATGGAACTTATTCTGCACCTACTTTACTTTCAGTTGTTTCAGCTGCCAGGGGGACAGCTTGGCAAAATACATACTCATCATTTGGAACTGTATCTGGATTAGGCCAAACAATAAATAGCCAGTTACTTATTCAGATATTTAGAGATCCTACCGATGTTTCTGATACATATACCTCAGATGCTGCCTTTATAGCTTTTGGTATTCATTATGAAAAAGACACTCTTGGCAGTAGAAATATACTCTCCAAATAAGGAAAGATAAGTGTATGAAAATAAAACAACTATTTGAAGAGTTTAAAACTGGTGTAAAATATAATGGAAAATACTATGAGATTTTTTACACCAGTGGTGGAAAACCGTTAAAATCAGAAGAGATGGCTATTTTAAGCAAAATAAAAAACTTAAGGTTTATGGTTGATTATGAAAGCGATATGGCTTTTTTTTGGGATGCTTCACTTCTACACTTATTTGCAGCAGGTTCTATAGGATATAACTATCAAGAAACTAACTATGATAGAAAGAAATGTAATATATGGGGAGAGACAACATTAAAAGATGGAGTTTTCACCTTTACCGATTCAGTTGTTCCACTTAATGAACTTAACCACGATTTAAATTCCATATCTACCTTAAGGTATATAAAGAAGTTTGAGAAACTTGGTAATCCAAAAAGTGCCGATATGATAGTTGGGCTAAGTAAAGAGCTTGATAAGTATATAAGAAAAGCAAACAATATTATAAAAAAAGAAAACCTGAAGATAAAGTAATATGGCAAAAACGTTTAAAGATTATTATAAAGAAAAAGCAGACATACAGGAAGTCCGTAAGGAACCATTTAAAGATTTTCTGCTAGAAAAAAATATACTAAAGAATGAAACACCTCTTGTTGAAGACACCCCATTTAGGGTAGTTAATGGTGTGTTCCAGTGTGCTGTCAATGAAAACTGGAATGACCTATTTTCCATAAATGACCTTCGTGGTCTTGACGGAATAGATGGATTACAAGGTGCTGATGGAAAAGATGGCATAGGTATTAACGGCAAAGAGATACAACTCTCTTTAAAAGAAAACAATATCGTATGGAACTATTTAGGGGAAGAAGAACATACTCTTATTTCTTTATCAGAACTTAAAGGAAAAGATGGTAAATCTGGGCGTTCTGGATTAGATGGCAAAGATGGTAATTCTGTCAATATTAGTATAGTTGAAGACAGTATTGTATGGAACTATTTAAATGAAGAAGAATTACATCCCCTAATATCTATAGCACAACTTAAAGGTGTTGATGGTATTAACGGTAAAGATGGTAAAGAAGTAGTTTTTCAGAAAACAAACGAAGAAATACAGTGGAAATATATACAGGAAGATACCTGGAATACTTTATATTTATTGGAAGAACTTAAAGGGAAAGACGGAGCTGCTGGTAAAAATGGAAAAGACGGCAAGAATGGCACTAAAGGGAAAGACGGGGCTCCTGGCAAAGATGGAAATGCTGGAAAAGATGGAAAAGATGGGCTTCCTGGAAAAGATGGAGTTGATGGAAAAGCTGGTCCTGTTGGAGAAACAGGGGCTCCTGGAAAAGACGGAGCAGATGGAAGAGATGGTTCTTCTGGTAGAGAAGTAATATTAAGAAACAATAATGGTGATATACAATATACTTATAGAGGTGATTCTTCTTGGGAAACTTTATTTACTGTTTCTACCATAAAAGGTGAAAAGGGTGATAGAGGAGAGCAGGGTAAAGAAGGCAAAAGCATAACAGGTCCTAAAGGCGACACTGGTCCTATTGGTCCTACTGGAGAAAAAGGCGATAAGGGGGATACTGGCCCTGCTGGTGAAAAAGGCGAAGATGGTAAGCAGATAGTTCTTGTAAGAAATGAAAACTTAGTTCAGTGGAAATATAGCGACGAAGGCAAGTTAAGGCCACTATTCTCTCTAAAGGAAATAGTTGGTGGCAATAGCGCTTTCCCCGGTGGTGGTCCAGGTCCAAGAGGTTTTGCTGGAGCCCAAGGTATTGATGGAAAAGATGGTAAAAAGATAACTATACAAGTTGCTGATGAAACAATACAATACCAATATGACGGTGATACTACTTGGATTGACTTGTTTGATTTATCTACTTTAGTACCATCAGTTCCGCCCGGAGAAGGTATAACTATAGCTGATGATGGAGTGGAACTTGGCAGTGGAATAAGCAAACTAAACTTTTTAACCGATGGAGCTATATCCATTGCTAATGGAGTTGCTACCATTACATTAGGAGAAGAAATGCAATACGCAAGCATAGTAGATTTTGATGGAGATTATATATATAAAGGCGAAGCAGTTGCTGGAAGTCCATCTTCTGCTGCTGTATGGAGAGTAAAAAGAACGTATATAAATCCAGATACAGATGATATAGATATAAAATGGGCGGGTGGTAATACCTTGTTTGACAAAATATGGGATAATCATACTGGATTGATATATACCTAAGTAAAGTTAAAATAAATATTAAAAAAATAGCATAAAGTTGAAACTGTTGCTATGAAAGTTTTTCAAGAGAGGATAACTAATGAGTATAACAACAGATTTTAGTATAGCAGTAAATGGTGATCTTAGATACATTGGAGCTGCGCACGGGGTTACAGGCGCTGGATATTATACAGTAATAGAGTTTCACCGATGGCTACAGGATTTGGCCGACGAAGCTTCTTCTGTTGGTGATGATTACATGGATATTACCAAGGCAACCCCTTCTGATCGTTCAACAGATAACATCATTACTCTTCTAGGAACTTATAATATAGATGATACCACAGCAGAACATCTCTATGGTGGTTCTATCATACAAGCTTCTGGAGCTACGATTTATGATGGTATTCTTGTATATGCCAATCCTAATATGGATTTACAAATACAGCAGAATGGTGCTATCATAGTAAATGATTTCTGGAACTCAATTCCGTTTGGTACAGGCCTTATCGGTTTGAATCCTGATGCTGCTAATGGTATCTCCCATAGGTTTATGCTTAAAGTTCGTAATACAGGAACTGATATCGATGGGCGAAGGATTATTTGTCAGACTCGTGTATGGGGTAAAACCTATGGTGAGTTTAAGATTAACGGAACTTCCCGTGGTAACAACGTTGCGGCCCTAACTTATGCTGATGACTTAAATAACACAACTTCTTCTGTAACGGTAGGTGGTTGGACTACTATAACCAACACGGCTGGCTATAGGCAAATAGACGTTAATAATGATACAGTGGTTGAGCCATACTACTCAGAATGGAATAAAGACACCTACGGCATTAACCAGTTCTATGAGCGTATCAAATATTTGCAAAGAGTAGGTACTGCTGAAACTTTATATGGACTAAACGGCGAAGTATTCCGTGGCATTACACACGAACTTACTATGACTACCCCAAGGTCAGGAACCTTTGAGGCATTCGAAGCAATCAGTTGGACTGGTGGAACTGGACAGCTCCTTGCTGTAAATACTCCAGCTGCCTCAACCAAAATATGGATGCAGCTTTTAACTGGAGTTGCGCCTACTGCTGGTCAGCTTATTACAGGAGCATCAACTGCTACAGGAACTACATCAGGAGCTCCAACTGAACGAGTGTTGTCATTCCCTGCTTGCGGTGTATCAACTGGTTCTGCTCTTATTGGTGCTTACGGCTTTGGTATTGAAAAACTCGATCTAGCTAGTACAGACAAAGTATTTGATCTTACTGGAACAATGCGACAAGCTCCTAACTATGTAACCTTCACCGTTGGAAATCTGGTTGCTGGAGATAGAGTTTTAGTTGCTCCCGCCACCGCTGACGTATTTGACCCTGCTCAGATGACCTTAAATGGCGCTTTAACAGGAGCAGCTGTTACTTCAGTTGTGGTTACTGGTTCTATACCTACAGATACTCCAGCATCTGGAAATATTCGTATTCTACGAGCTAATGGTTTCTATACTCAGCACCCATATTCAGCATGGTCCGGAAGTACATTTACTATTACTTCTCATAACTTCTCAACCAATAATGCTGCGAATGGAGCTAATATATTCGTGGCCTATATCGACGGCGTTGCGTCTGGACCTACAATGACATTTACTTCTATCTACTCAAGTAATAGAAACCTATTTATTCGTGTAAGAAACGGTACAGGTACTCCGAAGATTAAGACTTATGAATCCCCTGGCACACTGGGCTCTGCGGGCGGGAGTGCCAGTACGAGTAGGATTAGTGATGAATGATGAAACTCAAAGTAAATATTGCTTAGTTTGTGGTAAAAAGTTCTTAAAACCACAAACTTGTAGTGTTAAAACATGGGAAGAAAAAAGAAAGTATTGTTCCCATGAATGTTATTCAAGTACCTTAATAGAAAAGCATATCTATAAGAAAAACAGAAAAAAGATATGTATAGTATGTGGAAAAGAATACATATGTAATAGGAATGGCGAGAACTTTGAAAACCAAAAATCTTGTTCAAAACAGTGCGGTGTAGTACTCCGTTCAGGAAGTAATAACTGTAATTTTGGGAAACCAATGAGTGATATTTCTAAGAATAAGGTAAGTTCTTCCTTAAAGGGAAGGGAAGTTTGGAATAAAGGTTTAGTACTAGGAGAAAAAGCCCCTAATTGGAAGGGTGGCAAAAAAGCTTGTAGGGTAAGGGAAAAAGCAGTTAGAAGACAATTAGGATTTATCCCCTTAAACAAACAACTGGAACAAGATTGGGTAGGCCACCATATAGATTCTTGCCATGTTTTGTTCATTCCCGCAGAGCTTCATCGTTCTATACCTCATTCAGTTATTAGAAATAGAAATATGATAAATATAAATATTGAAGTATTTAAGTGGTTTTCAAGTGAGTACTTAGAAAAACTAAGTGCGTCAACTAGCCGGATATCTGATGAATAAGACTTATTAACTATAATTCAGAAGGAATATAAATGGCGACAGCATACACCCTAGCAGCTAATGCAACTCTCCGAGATATTGGCAATGCCTCTATCTGGGGAGTTGCTACAGCTCGAACTGGTTCAGATACAATCTCAACAAACGGATTTAACTTCACCCAAGACCAAGACTCTCGTTATGGTTTAGGTGGAAATACCTCAGCTGTCTGGGCGTCTCTAACCATTTTAGCTACTAAGGGTGGAAATCTAAACTTTGATGGAAGATATATTCGTCTTATACCTTTTACCAGTGGTTCAGGAACAATAACAGCTGGCTCTCTTATTACATGTGGATCTGCCACTGGAAAAGTTATCGGAATATACAGCAACTTTGTTACAGCACCTGTCCTTACTGGTGTTGCCACAGGCTGGATAAAAGTAACTGAGTGGAACTCTATTGCTTTCCCAACATCCGGAACTTTTACTCAGGCCGGTTACACTTTCACGATTTCTGGGCCCGATGTTGTTGGGTTCATAGAAGTAGATGGTATGGAAGGTGGTTCCATAAATGCTAACCGCCTAGGTCAGGTTAATATTACCGGAGAATGGTTTTCACTTGGAACTACAGATGGAACTTCTACTAAGACCTATCAACTTCCTACTCATGGATTACTTAGGCATAGTGCAGGGGTATTTGTTGAGAAAACTTCTGGCCAAAAGGATTATGAATTCTATCCTAATGCTGGAACGGCTGCTACTATAGGAACAGATGTAAATAGAGGAAAAGTTTGCTGGATAACCAACGCTGGTGTATGCCGTATTGGAAACAATGGTTCAGGTACAATGGGTTATGCGCCTGCTGCTAACTTAGAAGTGGTAGTCGGCAATATCTGGTTTGAAAATGTTGTTACCACTCTTACCGCTAACGTAATACCAAACTCAACTATAGCCACTCGTTATGATTTTACCACAACAGGCGGTGGTGTAGTAAATGTAGATAAATGTGATATGGCCTGGTACTTTTCTTGCTCTCAGGCCTATTCAGTAAATGTATCTAACAGCGGATTTATTGATGGAATATTATTATCAGAAATAGCTTCTCCTCTATCCTTTTCAAAAGTAGGGGTAGGAAATAAACCAACTACTGCATTGTTAGTATCTCCTCTCACAATGTCTTATTGCTATGCAGGTGGAACATTTACTGATTGTGTCTGGTCGAGAGTATCTTTAGCTGCTTCTGGTGCTTACACTAATACTTTATCTGATATGGACGGTTTTACTTTTCTTAGGAATACTGTTCGAGCTAATACAATAAGAGGAAACAACTCTACTTATGCTATTTTTGCAACCCGTGTTAAAAATACCACATGGACATCACCTATAATAATAGAAGGGGCTATCAACCTTATCACCTGTGATGGAATAACTGTAACTGATACAAAATACATTGAATCTGTTTCAGCCACCACTATCACCACCTATTCAGGTTATGTTTTTAACCTATCCAGCAATACAATCAACTGTCTATTCTCAGGTTTGACCTTTCCAGTAACTAATACTCATCCCTATACAGCACTTTTAACTGGTGCTACAGGTTGTTCCAATATAAAACTAAGAAACATAGGAACTAGAGTATCGCCATTAACTATGGGTTCTGCCAATGCTTGTGGTCTAGTATATTCTGTTGCTACAAACTGCTCTGATTTTAAGTTTCAGAGAATATATGTAGCCAACACAAGAACAGGTATAATGACTGGAGATAACTCCTGTACTCGTATTACAGAGGAGAATGTATTTGGCGATTATGCAGATGCTGCTGACGTAATGGCTGTTCTTAATCTAAGAAGAAAAGGCATGGGTGGTATTGGTGCATATACAGCCCAAACGTCCGTATATGGAACTCACTGGTCAGATTCCTTTACCTCTACAACAGCTGGAAGAATAAATCTTTTAATGAATGAGCCAACTGCTCTTTCAGCTTCATATGTGTCTCTTACCGGAGGCGCAGGGTTTACCTCTGCTGGTGGTTTATATATGCCAGTGATAGGGCAATCTGCTACTTTTGAAATGGATTATTACGCTTTAGGCCATACCAGAATAAATACGACAACTCCTGTAATGGGTGGTGGCACAATAGGAAATTACACTTTTGACTATGCGATAGATTTGAATAATGGTGCGGGCTTTTCCACCATGACTACAAACAATTATACTGCTGCTAACTTAGCTACGGCTCTTAATGGAATAACTACCATAGATGCCTCCAAAGGATTTAAGTTAAAGTTAGAGATTACTACAGGAACTACAAACACTACAGCTATTACTTCTATTTACTTAACAACTATATCTACCACTACGGCACAGGACTATCAGTATCCTCTAGAAACTGTTGTAGTTAAAGCCACTGTAGTTGATGCTGCTCTAGGAACTCCCGTTCAAAATGCCCACGTATATATTGTTGCGGCCGCTGGTGGAAGTTTAGGCGCTGGGACTGTGATACTGGATGGATATACTAATTCATCAGGTATTTCAACCAATCCTGCATTTGAGTTATCTGGTGCTACACAACCTATAACAGGGAGAGTTAGAAAAAGCTCTTCTTCTCCTTACTACAAGACATCTCCTATAGCAGGAATGATAACGAATGCTGGATTTGATACTACGATTTTTATGATAGGTGATGAATGATAGGTAAAAAGCTTCACCATGAGCCCCATGCTGAAGAAACTAAGAAAAAGATATCAGAATTAAAAAAAGGAAAGTTTCCTAATAGAAATTATTCAGGTGTTTATGTTATAGACAGTAATGAAAATATATATAAATCTATTTCTGAAGCTTCTAGAAGTTTAAATATTAATAAAAATAATTTATACTCTGCCCTTAAGGGCAGAATTGAGAATAAATATGGAGTAGAATATTTATTATGAACCTATCAATTAATTGGTTTACTAAAGTAATAACAGTTCAAAGAACTGACTTAAGTTTAATTCAGAGCATCCCCTCAGAAATTAGAAGCATGGATCTGAATGCTTTCCGGCTTGCGTTGAAAGATTTAGAAGACTCAGAAGAGGGTGTGGTCTGGCCTGACACTCATAGGCATAATACTGAAGTATCTCTTTCGGGCATTACTTTTGCCAGAGTTATAGAGATCATTAACGATTATACAATAACGTTTACTGACGATACTGGTCCTTACGCTGTAAATCTTTCAGGAGCAAATAGCAATATAGCAGATAGGGTAAACGTTAACCAGGTTTCTGTTCGATCAGCTAACTCCGCAGGCATGACATCTTCACCAGCAATTGAATATGCTTCTTTTAACGGTGGAGTTACGATTGATACAGTAAATGGTATAGATAGTGTCATCTATCCTGCTGGAACTCCTCTGCAACCCTGCAAGACAGTTATAAACTCTGCCACAATTAGAAAAGCTAGAGGATTAAGTAAAGTTTTTATGAAGAGTGATTTGACTCTTGAAAACTTACCTGATGGTCAGCTAGACAACCTAGAAATTATCGGAGTTACTGGTTTTAGACTGCACACGCTTACATTTAACAACTGTCTTATGACAAACTGCACAGCTACCAATATAAATGTGACCGGAATTTTCAAAAATGGTTCTACTGGAAAAATAAAAGATTGTAATATTTACGATATCCACAATGCTTCTGTTGTAGGAGACCATTCTACTATTGAGGGTGGAACTTATAGTAATACTGAGCTCTATGACTGTACAGTGTTCGGAGATATTAAGTTAGACGCAGGTGCTGTCTTTAGTGGAGTAGGTACTGTATTTGATGGGGATTTTACCAATATAGATCTTCAAGGATTAGTGAGTACAGTATCCTTGGATGTTGATTCTGGCTATTGCTTAATAAAGAACTCTACTCCAGGGTGCTTATTGGAGTTCAACTATAGAGGTGGCGAACTGGAGCTTGATGACAGCTGCACTGGTGGAGATTTCTATGCAGAAGGTTATGGTACTTTATTTGGAGACCCAGTAGCTTTAGGAATGGATGTAAAAGGAAATCATTTATTAGCCCTTGAAACAATACCAGGGCCTATTTGGGATGAACCAGCTTCCAACCATTTAACAACTGGAAGTTTTGGAAACTATATACAGAAAAAGTTATTAACACTAGCCAAGTTTCTTGGCTTAAAATAAAAAAGGATTTAAAATGAATAAGTTTCTCGTTATTGTTATGATGATGTTGGTTTCTTCGGTTTATGCTCAAACAAATAACTCAAGATCTGTCGGCAACATAAGTCTTGATAGTGATTATGACAAGATATCTAAAGTATATATGGAAGCCATAGCTAATGAAAGGTTTGAAACAGTAATAGCTATGGATAGCGGAGAACTAATGTTAAAGAAAGAAACAAGAGAAGCTCTTATTGCTTTACTAAAAGAAGGCATCAGGCTTATGGATATTCATAGCTATGCCAGTAAAGTAATAGAACTTGGTAGAGTAGAAAGTGATGATAAGTTTAACCCAGGATATATTAGTTTGAAATATATAAACTTCGCAGATACACGGCTTATCTCTATAAATGTAAAATATGGAGTTAATATAAATAAAGCTGCAAGTATTAATAAAGAAGAAGCTTTAAAGTTTATAGATATACTTGAAAAATCTGCTGTTGCTTCTACTGAACTATTAGCAGAACTTGATAAACTAAAATAGCTTTGAAAACAGGGAAAGATAATATTATGAACGAAGGCATACTTTTCCTTAAAAAATAGCAAAAACAGGATTAGGACAATAAAATAGGAGAACTACTATGTTTAAAGATGATGTAAAAAAATATTTAACGATTAAAGAGGGTTGTGCTTCAAAAAAGAAGGGCAAGAAACTTTTTTCTGTAGATGATGAAACAGGTAAGGACATCAAAGGTAAGTTGTATGTCTCCAGCGATGTAGCTCCAGAAGCTACTAAACAAAAGGTTTTAGACATGTCAGATGGAGCAAAGGAAGTTGGCAAGCGCTCTCCTTTGTCTGGTTATCCATCATTCTCAACAAGTGCTACACCAAGAGTATCTGGCAAGATGAAGAGTTCTTATTCCAAAGACGCACAGAAATATGCCAAGATTATTTCAGGTGATGATTTATTCTCACCAATCAAGAAAAATCATGTAAGCTTGGCAGCTGAATATAGCAAAGCTGAAGGTCTTGGTGGGAAAGAAGGTATTGCTGCTATGAGTAAGCTTAAGAAGAAGTTTTATTCGTATATAAAGAAGTAAGTGAAACAAAGCTCCACTTAAGTGGAGCTTTTTTAACAAAGGGGCGGTATGCTAAATACTAAAGAGATAGAGTTTGTAGGTTCTATAAATAATAAAATAAAGAAATACGAAATAGATGCCACATTAAAGGAAGTCCTTTCTTTTTCTTCTGGAACTCTTATAGAAACTACCTATAATGATAAAACAACTGAAATAGTAGATGCTGGCATAGAGAAGTTTCTTTGTAGCAGGTCCCCTTACTATTTTATTAAAAGATATTGCTATATATCAGTTCCTAATATGGGTATTATACCTTTTGACCTGTATTATTTTCAGGAAGAAATGCTAAAAGAGATACAGCAGTATAAAAGATATGTGCTACTTAAGAGTAGACAGGTTGGTCTTTCTACTGTTTCTTCTTTCTATTGCCTATGGAGAGCTTTGTTTAAACCAAGCGAAAGTATAGCGATTGTATCAAAAAAGAAAGATGCTGCGCAAGATTTCATATCAAAGATGAAAGTTACGCTTGATTATCTGCCTCATTTCTTAAGGCAGAAAATAGTAAGCAGTAATATGTCTTCCATAAAGTTTGGTAATGAAAGTGAAGTAAAGAGCGAAGCTCGTTCTCCTAATGCTGGACGTTCTTCTACTTTATCGTTATTAGTATTGGATGAAGCAGCTTTCTATGGAACAGCAGATATGGCCGAACAGATTGTAGCATCAGCTATGCCTACCCTCACAAGAACTGGTGGTAGCATTCTAATAATCTCTTGCTATACAAAAGATACTTGGATAAACACAGAAAATGGGTTAGAGCAAATAGCTGATTATATACCAGAGAACTGCCAACCTGGGTATAACAAAATACCTTCCTTTAATATAGATGGAATAGAACACTCTCAAATAACTGATACATTTTATGATAGCGGCATTACTCCAATAAAAGAAATAACATTAAGAAATAAAACAAACCTTAAAGTATCAAATATTCATCCTATTTATACATTAGGGGAAGATGGCTTTCCAGATTGGAAACAAGCAAAAGATATTAAAATAGGAGACAAAGCTCTTTTCTCTATGAGGGAAAAGACATTTGGAGAAAATGATTATATAGGTTTTGATTGGTTAAAGAAAAGTAGAAATGAACACCTTATTAAATATAAGTTGGAAAACTTTGATGGGTATATAACAGAAGATATGGCTTATTTTTTTGGGCTGTTGATAGGAGATGGGTATTTTAATAAAAAAGGCCAATATGCTGTAATAACAAATACAGACAAAGAAGTAACTGATTTCTTATTTAATAATAAACACTTTAAAGATTTTTATGTAGAAGATAGAAAAGATGACAGCTGCCATTTTAGAGTTCATGGAAAATATTTAATAAATCTTTTGGAGCATATAGGTTTTGATGAAATAAAAGCAAAAGAGAAAACAATACCGAAGAGACTTTTAAGTATGTCTAGGAAAAACATTAGAAGCTTACTACAAGGTTTATTCGACAGCGATGGACATACAAGAAGCAATAGAGGGGAGGTTGGTTTCACCTCTACTTCGTCAAAACTTATAGACCAAGTTAAGATGCTTCTTTCTATGTTTGGTATTTATGTTGGGCAAGAGCAGTGGAATATAACTAAACCTACAGATAGAGTAAAAGTGGAAAGTTTAGTGTGTCAGCTAGGTTTATCAAGATATTTTTCAAAGTTGTTTTTTGAGAAGATTGGTTTTAGAATAAAGAGAAAGCAAAATACTTATAAGTTAGTAAAAAATAGTAAGAGCTTTATCGTTTATCCAAATATGGGAAAAACCATTAAAGAAACATATAAGCATCTTGATATAGCTAATGGATTAAGTAGGTTAGAAAGAAAAGGTTGGAAACCTCTGTCTCATAAAATAAGGGGTAAAGATGCCTCTCCAGAAAGTATAAAATATTATTTAGATTATTTTGATGGAATATTAGAAAGTGAAGCATATTATAAAATAAAAGATTTTTATGATAAAGAATGGGTTCCTGTTGAAATAACAAATATTAAAGATGGAGAAGAACACACGTATGACTTTGTTATACCAGAAACAAGAAGTTTATATGCTAATAGTATAATAGGTTCAAACACGCCAAATGGTATGAACGGGCAAGGCAAGTATTATTTCGAACAAGTTCAGCAACTTATGTTGTCTGGCAACACCCCCACAGACAAACTTCTCGAAGTAGATTGGTTTGAAGTTCCTGACGTCCCAAGAATATATCCTCATAAAGGATATAACCAAGTATTACAAAAGTATATAGACAAGGATTATTATAATAACCCAGAACTTCGTAGAGAGATGAAGGCCCACTTTAAACCCATACAGGATGCCTGGAAAGAGAATGACTGGCTAAGGGCACAGTATAACGTATTACAGGAAGCAAAGTTCCGTCAGGAAATACTCCACGACTTTGTGACTATGGGTTCTTCTGTATTTAATAACGATATATTGAAAAGGATTGAAAGTAGATTAAGGGAACCAGCTTCCAAGAATGTGTTAGGTAATAGTAGTTGCGAAGGACTTTGGATATGGAAATCTCCTATTCCTACTAAAAGATATATTTGTTGCTCCGATGTTTCAACGGGCACTGGTTCAGATTTTTCAACAATACAGATACTTGATGTAGAAAGTTACGAACAAGTAGCAGAGTTTCATGCTCATATTTCTACACCTAACTTTTCAAATACTATCAAAAAAGTAGCAAACTATTATAATCAAGCATATGTGGTAATAGAAAGTAACTCTATAGGTGAAGCAGTATTTAACTCTATGTATTACGATGAGTATGAACCGTACAAGAATGTATTTAAGCAAGAGAAAACAAAGAATAACATTACTCGTATGACTGGCTGGGTTACTGACATAAAGACAAGAAAACTTATAGTAAATGAAATAATAGATTGGTTGTCGGTAGATGAACTTTTTGATTCACTTAAGCTATATTCTTCTCGTTTATATACAGAACTTTCTACATGGGTATGGAAAGAAAATGGAAAAGCGGAACATACAGAAGGTTCAAAAGACGACTTGATAATAGCGTTTGCGTTGGCTTTATATAACAGAAACAAAGCATTAACTAGTGGTATTTCATTTATCATAGACGAGAAAGGTAAGTTCATATCGTCTAATGGAAATAATGAATCAAGAACTACTACAGCTTCTACTAAAGATGATTTTTATGGAATAGTTGGTCTTGATGAGTTTGATGGTAATGACTTTGAAAGAAACATAAAAGATAAGTATGGCGTTGACGTTGAACAATATAAATGGCTTTCTACATAAGGATGTAAAAAATGAATATCAAAGAATACTTGAACGAAAAAGAAGAAGAGTTTAAAGCTGGGGACAAAGTATTTGGGTCTCTGCATGGTGAAAAAACAGCTGCTACTTTTGTTAAGAAAACAGGAAGTGGGTATGTTTGTTATTTAGGGGACGTATCTTTGGATGATGTAAAAAGTAAAGCAAAAATAATATTCCCATTATTTCCAGGGGTAGAGAAAAGATAGGTTTTACAAGTAAAGTTAATAGTATGAAAATAAAAAATATATTAGAAACATACATGTCGAAAGAACTTTCAAACGCTGAAAGCAAAAAGCTTGAAAAAAATCTAAAACTTCAAAAATTATTAGATAAAGAAGCTTTTAGAAAAAATGTAGAGAGGCTCAACACCGCCAGAAGAGCTGGCGGCGAACTTCCTATTTCAAGCATTAAAGATATAAAAAGAAAAGAAAAGAAAGATAGTAATGGCTTATATCTTGGTGGCGTTGTTTATTATTATGATAAAAAAAGAAAACAAACTTTGGGAATAATAACTGAAGAAAAAAAACCTGATAGTTTTGTAGTTAGAAGTTTATCAACAGGGATGCTTGAAACTATTAATATTTCTAGCAATGATATTAAGCCAGCTGAAGCCGAAGCAAGAAGAATAAATAATATTCCAAAAAATATAATAAAATATTTTAATAATGGTCGTTTGATAAAGATAATGAATGCCGAAGAACACGATGCAAAAATATTTAAATATTTTTTCCCAAAAAACTCTAATATGGTAGAATCTGGAAATTCTGTTTCTTTTCATAAAGATGGCGAGTCTCGTTTTATTAACTTCATAGAATATGATGATTTAAAAGCTGCTTACTATTATAGTAAATATGGCAATATAGCTTATGGTATGTAGGGAAATATGAAATATAAAAGAAAGACAGACGAAGCAATAGATAAGATAAGAAGTTTAAATCCTCATGCTGAATACGAAAAAATAATGAACCGTCTTTCTACAGGCGGTCCAATAGAACGTTCGTTTAAAAAAAGAATAGGTAATAAAACACATAAAACTCTTAACAAAGAAGATATGGTTTCAAAGTATTATGACGCTATAGAAAAAGCTTACAAAAACATTCATAAGGACAGGGAATAATGTTATCATTTAAAGAATACTTCGCCCTCTATGAAGAGTTTAAGGATATATCCAAAGAGGATAAGTTATATCACCAGACCAATGCTGTTAATCTATTTAAAATACTGGATAGTGGTTTCCTTATGCCAAGGCAGTTTCGTTTTGGCTCAAGTAATCTACATAAAACATATCAAGAGAAAACTTCTCCCAATGAGTTAGCTACTGGAAGAAAGAGCACTTACACTAACCTTGATACAGCAAAGAATAGTAAAGAGAAAATGGAATCTCTTTCTTACAATGTAGGGTATGTTCGTTTTGAGCTGTATAAAGAAAGATTAAAGGCAGGCAAATACGTAAGAGGTTTAAAAATAAAACCAATAGCAGAGTTTGCGATATCTGAAAGAAATGAAATAAAAAAAATATTAGAAAAATATAATGTCCCTAACTCAACTAAAGAAGTTGAAGCTTTAATAAAAATAGGAACTACACTAAAGTTTGATAATAGAACATATAATAAACTGAATGTTGTCAAACTGGTAAATGCTAAAGATTATTTAAAGAAACTTAATGAAAAAGATTTTAAAGATCTATATGATGCTATAGAAACATCTATACACTATTCAGCCAATAAAGAAAATGAAGAACGATTAGTATTCTCTGGGAAGAACGAGAAGAAATATAAAGACGACTTTCTTAATAGTCCTAATGATAAGCTTTTTCTAAATGCTGAACTTATGAAGATAAACTTAATACCTGGATTTATAAAAGAGTTTTTAAACTCAGTAGCTCCAGCCAGTTTCTTGAAATATTATAATAAAGTAAAAAGATGGAAAGAATTATTTAATGAAACTCCAGAATATAAAGAGTTTCTAAATATAATGAACAAGTTTTCAAACAACACATTAACTATTGAGTATCTCATAAGTAAAGGCCTCGATAAAGAAGCTGTAGCTAAATACCAGAAAGTATATAATAAAGATTATTTACCATCACAAGAACAAAGAAAAGAAGAAGCCAAACAATATACTAAAACCGGTGGCAAGCGTGTTGGCAGAGTTTATACCAAAAAATATTCAGAGGAAGATCTGAAGAAACAAATAGAAGATACCAAGAAGAAAATAATGAGTAAAATAAAATAATCTATTTTATATTGAACTTAAAATAAACTTCTTCTTCGTCGTCTTTACTAAGTTTGAGATAATCACAAGATTGTTTAATACTCATCTTGCTAAGTTTTTCTAATGTTGCTAGAAATCTAGTATATGTAGCATCTTGTAGAAACAAATCTTCGTTGTTTTTTACAAAGTAGTATGCGTCTTTTGCTTTACCACCATATAGAAAAGTTTGTGGCAAGAACAGAGCCCAATCGTTTTTAAATCCTGGCAATATTCTTATTTTCATTAACTCTTTATTAACTGGAATATCTCCATGTATTCTCTCTTCGCCTTCTCGCCTCATAGCGAAATGGTCTTTGAGTTCTACTATTGCCCTATATAATACATATAGTTTTTTCTCGTCAAATGTTAGGTTAAACTTTTCTTTTAAAACTTCAATAGTTTTTGCTTCTGTAGAAAACTTACTTATATTATTCTCTATATACTTTATTACGTCAGAGCTAACCATTTTTGACATTCTTCTTTTAGTTTCAAACGGCAGTTCCGCTATTGGTTTTATAGAAGCCCCTCTAACGCTTGCCTTTATTCTATCTGTATAAAGAGTAATAGCTATGTTCCCAATAGAAGCAGATAGGTTAGAGAATACTTTCTTATCGCTAACAGCACCTTTTCTTACTACAGCTATCTCTGGCTTTTTATTGCTAGTAGTATTTGATGGGTATTCCTGAGCTTTTATTTTACCAGATTTAAGTATTCCTATGAGAGAAAATACATTGGTATAATGGAAAACATTGTTTTCCTTGGAAATATCTGTGAGGGCTTCTATTAGTTGGTTTGTTGTCATAAAGGTATCTTTACTTTAGACGTATATATATTATATAAAACGCAAAGATAATATAAAGTATTCAACATTTAAGTGATAATATAAGGATAAAATATGATAGTCAATGGTCGTGAAGTCATAGGGGAACAAAAGGACTTTCAAAGAGCTGCTAATATACAGGCAGATATAAATAAACTTGTTGCTATGCCAGATGAATCCAAGAGAACAGCCACTAAAGATGACTTAAAAGATATTGTGGATGGTGTTGATTCATTTAATATGTCAATGTTTGATGAGTTTGCTGATGATGATAACTTACAATCAAGAAAAGATGCATATGAAACATATAGAGAGATGTCAAGATTAGATGTTATAAATAAAGCTCTTGAACTCATTGCTGATGATAGCTGTCAGAAAAATCAAGAAGGAAACTCATTAACTATTTATAGTGATGATGAAGGAATAAAAGCAAAGCTTGAAGATTTGTTTATAAATAGATTAGATTTCAATAATGAACTTTGGAGCACAGTATATGATACATGTACTATGGGTGACAACTTCTATGAAGTAGTAGTTGATAGTTTAGAAAAACCAAAGAAGATAATGGCTTTGAAATATCTTGAACCAGAGAAAACTGAAAGAATAGAAATAGATGGTAAGCTTGCTTACTTTACTTATAAAGTAGATGGTAAAAAGCTTAATAAAAAAGATGTAAAAGAAGTAATGTTTAAGCTACAACCTTGGCAGGTTATACACTTTAAAATGGAAGATAGAGCCAGCGCTCCTTACGGAGCTTCTTTGTTAAAAGCTGGAATAAGAACCTACAAGAGAATAGTATTGCTTGAAGACATTAGCTTGGTATATCGTATCAGCAGAGCCCCTGAACGAAGGGTATTCTATGTAGATGTAGGAAACTTGAATAATCTTGAAGCCGGAAGGTTCCTTAAGAAGTTCAGGGATAACTATAGGACACAGAGTTTTATAGATGAAAGCGGTAAAATAAATAAAAAAGCTAATATGATTTCCATCACACAGGATATATTCATTCCTGTCCGTGAAGGTGGTTCTGGCACAAAGATAGAAGCACTACAGGGCGGAACAGCTTTGGGTGGTCAGGATGATTTGCTTAAATATTTCAAAGACAAACTTATTAGAATGCTTAACATCCCTCCTGCTTATTTAGGAGATGATACAGACAAGTCAAGAGGCGGACTAGCGGCTTTGGATGTAAATTTCTCAAAATATGTAGAGCGTATTCAATCTCATATTGTAAAACCAGCCAATAAACTTGCTTCTCTTGAGCTTTACTTTGCTGGCTTCAAGAAGGATGATTTATTCAACTTCTCTCTTGAGCTTACTGCTCCTTCAAATATTAGGGAAATAACAGAACTTGAGTTCATAAACCAGAAGATGAGCCTTATTCAAACAATGCTTGGCTTGAATATATTCCCACTTAACTATATCCTTAAGAAAGTTTTGAGGATGACAGATAAAGAGATAGCTAACATACAGTTGTATAAAAAGATAGAAGCACAAATGGCAACACCAGAAGCTGGTATGGCAGGACAGGAAATGATGGGAGCCGGTGGAGTGCCTATGGGTGGCTTGCCTCCTACTGAACTTGGTGGAATGCCACAAGAACCTGGCGTTCCTGGAGCTGCTGGTGCTGAAGCTGCCGCTGCTGCTATCCCAGCTCCTCCTGCTGAAATACCTGCTGCTGAAAGTGTAATGGTTGATATTTTAGGTAAAGATTTCTTGATAGAGAATAAAAAAGATTTCTTTAAGATGTCAAAGTTCATAAAACTTAATGAAGAAGTTTTTAATGATAAAGCCCCTACTACTTCATATCTCTTGGAAGAAATATCTAACTATCTTCTTAATAGTAAGAAAACTGCCAATACTTCCAGAAGTGTGGAACATATGAAGATATTGAACGAGTTTGGTGGAATAAACTTCAATGAAAGTGAAGTGTCATATTTTAAAGAAGTGAAAACTCTAAAAAAGGATGCTGAACCTTTATTCGAAGAAGAAACCGTAAAAATATGGCAAGGGGAAAGATAAACTGTGAATACAACTATAAGAGAACTACTTGAAGAGGCTAAAAAGAACTTGCCAGAGTTTAAAGTAGGACAGTTTTTAGAGACCTTAAAGCCTATCTACCCTATAACTGAAAGCAGGGAAGAAAGAAATATCAAGATAAATGGCAAGGAAGTGACTAAACCTCTCGCCGTTGATAAAAAAACCAAGAGAGAGTTTATAAAGCACAATAGTCCTTTTAGGGATTTTTTTAGAAATAAAACAAAAGGAGATATTTTAGAGATAGTAGAGATAGATGGTAATACAGCAAAGTGTGTAAATCTTTCTATTAACGAAGAAATAAAGGAACGTTTTTACAAAAACAAATATGTTTTTGTTTGTTACGAGGATATCATTACGGGAGTTGTTAAAACTGTAAAACGTAATATAGATAAATACATAAAAGAATAATGGAGGAAAATATCATGGAGATGACTTTGCGCAAGTTTGAGGAACTTTGCTTGTATAGCAATAAAACTATTGAGAAGATTGCCACTTCTCTCGTTAATGAGAGTTCGAACGCAGTTTTGGTAAATATTTTTGACGATGCCGTGTTGCTTTTGGATCATAAGGAAGGTCAGTTCTATCTGGCTGATTACACTTTTGATCATAACAAAGCTACTTTTGCTTTTGAAAACTTTCAGCAAATAGACCTTACTAAAGATGCTATTGATTTCAAGAGTGATGCCAGGAACTTTTTTGAGAGCGAAGATGCCAGTGTGCTTGAGCTTACAGAAAGCTACAAGGCAAATGTTTCAGGTCAGGATGAGTTTATTTCAAATCTTATTACTGAATCTATGGTTAATAAGGATTTTGGTTCAGTTATTGATTATTCACTTGTCAAGGGACTTAATGAAGGAACTCTCTCTGGTGAAAAATATTTCAAGGAATATGAAGAGAGGCTTGCTACTCACCCCACAACTGCTATAAAAGCTTTCAACTGGAAAGACCCTGTTAGAGTTTCTCTTGTTGAAACTGAAACTTCAAAGATTGTAAATAAAGCTGCTTCCCAAAGCGCTGGCAGTCTCTGGAAGAAAGACGATTTCAAGGATAAGTTTCATAAAGCTTCTACTACATTCATTGAGAGTGTTGAAGAGGGAGTTACGGAGTTTAAGGAACTTTTTGAGGAATATCCACAGGTTTTCAGCCTCGATAACGCTGACAGGAAAACTTTGTTTGGTAAGACCATTCTAAGTAATACCAATCTTCGTGAAAGCAGGAGTGATATTGTAAAGGGTCTTGACAAGGTTTTTGAGACAGACGCTTTTGCCGAGCTCAAGAAGAGTTATGTCCCTGAAGCTGAAGAAGAAGCTGCCACTGACACTCCTCCTGAAGTATCATCAGATGATATTTCAAAGATAGCTGGAGAAATCAGGAAGCTCTGTAGTAAGATAGACGATGAAAAAGTTTGTGAAAAGCTTAATTCTATTGCTGATGAACTTGATGGTGGTAAAGACGGAAGCGTTTCACCAGAAGTAGTCAAAGAAGCTGTTGAGATACTTTCACTGTAAGTAAAAACAATGGAGGGGGAAACTCCTCCATTATTTAAAAAAGGAAAATAAAAATGGGTAACATAATACTATTAGAAGATCTGATTTTTGACGATAAGTTTGAAATATGTGAAGAAACTGTCAAAGGTGAGCCAAAGCTTCTATATAGGGGTGTATTAGCAAGGGCAAACTACGCTAACAAAAACAAGAGAGTATATCCTGTTTCTGTAATGGAAGGTGCTGTCAAGAGAGCTGAGAAAATGGTTAATGAAAGAAGCTTCGTAGGAGAGCTTGACCATCCACCTCAACCAAAAGTAAATGTGGAAAAAATATCCCACGTCGTGACAGATATAAAACTTATGGAAGATGGCACCGTAATAGGTGAGATGGAACCTCTTGATACTGATGCTGGAAGAAACCTTAAAGCTATGATGAAGTCAAGGATTAAGTTAGGTGTATCTACAAGAGGAACTGGAACCGTTAGGCCTTATAAGGGAACACTTGGTGAAGGGCTTGTTGAGGTAAATCCTGATTTTAATCTTATAGCTGTAGATGTTGTTTTCAACCCTTCCAATGATGCTTGGCCAGAGATAGTAACCGAAAGTCATAACATTATGCTTGGTAATACAGAAAAGTTCAAGAAAATCTGGATGGACGTGTTCAGTAAGTAAGAGATTTTCCTTAAAGGAAAAGATAAAAATATAAAGAATATAGTAAATGGAGGAAAAAATGGCAGGTATTTTAGATATGGACCTTGACCAAGAAGGTGAGAAGCTTTTGAGGGAGTCAATGGAGACCTGGAAAGAAGAAACCTATCTTCATCTTGAAGAAGAAGCTAATAAGAAAGTAGAAGAGAAACTTGAAGAACTTGAAGTTGCTAATGTTGAATACAAGGAACAACTTAAAGAAGAGTTCTCTGATAAGCTTGTAGTTGCTCTCGATGAGATGAGGGATGAGATTCGTGCTGATGTTATTGCTGAGATGGTTAAGTCCAACCCAGAGATTAAGATTTTGGAACAGATTAAGGAGCTTATTGCCCCTACTCTTAACGAAGAGTATTTCCAGAATGCTTATGCTGACGAGATTATTACTCTTAAGGAAGAGAATGATTCACTCAAGGAAAGGATTTCTCTAGAAGAAGGTGCCAAGACACTCGCCGAGTTGCTTACCCCTTATTCCAAGAAAACACAGAACATCATTATTTCACTTGTCAAGCCCGGCGATGCTGAAAGTATCACAGAGCAGTTCTATGACATCATAGAGAACCTTGAAGCAATCTATGAGGAAGATAGTGAAGAAGATGTGGAAGATGAAGAAGATACCGAAGAGGACGACGAAGATTCCGAGGAAGAGAAGCCGAAGAAGGCAGATTTCGAAGATGAAGAAGAGTTCAAGAAAGCTCTGAAGGCTTGGGAGAAGAAGCAAGAGAAGAAAGATGAAGAAGATACCGAGGAAGATGATGAAGACGAGGATGAAACCAAGTCAGAAAGCACCATCGACAAGGGAGTTCTTGGTCTTGATGAAGGATTTGCCGACGATGAAGCGCCAAGGAATAAGCTTAGGGACAGGATTAACGGACTTACGAGGTAGTTTTCGATTATAGGTAAAGATACTTAATAGTAAATTATATATATAAAATATAAATGGAGGAAAAAAATGGAGTTTTTCAATAGAGAGAATAAGATTGAGAAAGAAAAGAAGCTTATTGAGCGTTGGTCATGGATCACCGAGGATATCGCCGGATACGACGAGAAGCTTAATACTTGTATAGTGCTAGAGAACTCATATGGCAAGATGATTCAGGAAGGTCAGCTCTCACAGGGTTGGCTTGAGAGTGAAATCCTCAACGAGGGAGCTCTTAACGAAGCGCCAATGACTTCTGCTAATGTTGGTTCTAACCTTATTCCTAAGGTTATGTTCCCTATTATCAAGCGTGTTATTCCTCAGCTTACAGCTAACAAGCTCGTATCAGTTCAGCCCCTTACCCAGCCAACTGGTGTAATCTATTACATTCTCTACAGCTACTCAAACACCAAGGGTAACATTGTAGCCAAGAATGAGTTCTCAATGAACGCTAATCAGACCAGCCCAGCTTACGCTGTGTTCTATTCAAGTGAGAAGGTTGGACCTTTCTCTGCTACTATGTCTTCTGGTGGAAATACTACTATTTCTACTGGTTCTAGCATTACTGGTTTCCTAGGAACCGATGCTACTCAATTCACCATCAAGCGCATTGAAGTTTATGCTAATGGAGCTCAGGTTCCTACCATTCTTTCAACTACCAGAGATGGTAGCTTTGCCGGAACTGGTGCTAACGTTGCTTATGCTCAGGCCACTGGTGAGATCACCCTTCTTGACAATGTAGTTGCTGATGGCACTACTGTTACTGTTTATTTCGTGTATGACCAGGAAGGTTCTAAGTTTATCCCAGAGATGGAGTTCAGCATTGAATCAATGACTGTCGGTTCAACCGAGAGGAAGATCAAGATTCGCTGGACGAAGGAATCAGAGCAGGATATGCAAGCTTACCACAAGATTGACGTTGAGTCAGAGCTTGTGAAGGTTGCCTCACTCCAGATGAACTACGAGATTGATCGTGAGATCCTCACTTTCATCAACGACAGCATTATTTCAGCTCTTTCATTCACACACGACTGGACTGCTGATAGTTCAACCACTGGTAACAATACCTCTGGCAACTTCCTTGATCGCCATAGAGCCCTTGCTCAGAAGCTCCACACGACTTCTGCCATCGTTTCACAGTACAACCGTGTTTCACCTTGTACCTGGGCTGTTGTTTCACCGAAGATCGCCGCTCTTCTCCAGATGCTTCCCGACTGGAAGGGTGACGGTGCCGCTAACGGAAACACAATCTACGATGCTGGCCAGCTTGGTGGAAAGCTTGAAGTTTATGTTGATCCTAACCGTGTTGGTGCTACTGCTTCTGAAATCCTTATGGGTTACAAGAGTGATAATACTACTTACGGTGCTGGTGTGGTTTATAGCCCATACACAAATTGGATGAGCAACACCGTAACTAACGTCGAGAACTTCGATTCAGTTCGTGGTTTCTTCAATCGTTACGCACTGACTAAGGTTGTTCGTGGTGAGTACAACTACGCTCGCGTTACACTTGAGAACTTCTAAAAACAAGTATAACTAAATAGTTAGTTTAGAGCAGTCCTTCGGGGCTGCTCTTTTTTTTACTTCTTTTTGTTCTGATGGTTTTTTCTTTTATATCTTCATTCTTTTGCGGGTTGTCTACACCATACTTTTCAATATTGGTTTGTCTTCTTTTTTCATTTATCTCTTTTACTTTTTCCCTGTCAATATAAGCTTTTTTCATCTTACATCTTCTACAGACATTGGAAGTAAACTTATATTTTGTTATTGCTACATTCTTTCCACACTCTCTACATATAAACCTAACCAGTTTTTTCATTGTTTTCCTCATATCATATATATGTGTATACAAGTTTGGTTAATGTATTTTGTATATATATTTAAAACGGCAAAGATAAAGTAAAGAAAAATACTATAAAGGAGAATATAATGGATAATAGGGTTTTAAAAGAAGATGTTATTGTAGTTCCTGCTACATTGGCTGATGGTGTTGAGGTTTTTAGTGAAGTGTTTCATACTAATGCCCAGCAAGTCGGAGAAGTTTTTGTCAGCGTAGCTGATATTTCAAAGATTGGCGTTGGTGGTAGTTTTGTAGCTACTGCATATGGTTCAAGTGATGGAGTTATCTTCTTTGCTCAAGGGACTTCTACTATTGCTTATGGAGCTTCTGGCTCTGCTACTGGAGTTGCTGTTGCCAAGTTCGCACCTTACTTTAAGGTTGGTGTCAAGAACACCTCAGCTGCTTTGCTTGCTGCTCACGGTATTGCTGTTGATGCTGTTATTGTAGAGAGAGATTCTGTTTACAAGAGAGCTTATGACTACGCTGTTGGTGGAGAAGCTGTTGTTACTTTAACAGTAACTGCTGCCGATGCTTCTGCTGGAATCCTTTCAGTTACACTTCCTGGCCTTACTGCTGTTAATGTTACATTGGCAGGTACTGATGATACAGTTGGTGAAGTTGCTACAAAGATTGCTGCTGGAACCTACACTGGATGGACAAGGGCTGCTGTTGGAGCTGTTGTAACATTTACTAAGGTAGCTCTTGGCCCAGTTACTGGAACTCCTTCTTTTGCTGCTGGGACTACAGGAGCTGCTGGTACTATCGTTATCACTAAGTCGGGTGATACTGCTCCTGTTATTGTAGCTCCTCATCTCTTTGAGGAAGTTGAAATAGTTCCTTATCAGATAGAGGGAACTGTTGATAACTTTGAGTATGATGTATATACTTCAAATGATAATGTTACTTGGTATAAAGTTGCCACAAGAACAGACGGAGAAACATATTACGCAGTAGCTACATCATTTAAGGATATCGGTCTTCTAAAGTATGTTAAGGTTGAACCAACAGCTGTTGGTGGAACTGGTTTCTTGGGTATTGGTCTTTTCGGTATTGGTTACTAAAATAAAAAGGAGAATATAATGGATAATAGAGTTTTACATTCAGACGCAGTGGTTATTCCTGCTACCTTAGCTTCAACAGTTGAGGTTTTTAGCGAAGTGTTTCATTCAAACGCAATGGTTTCTGCCGAAGCTTTCGTCAGTATTCCTGACATTGTAAAGATTGGTTCTGCTGCTGACGGTGACCTTGTGGCTACTATTTATGGTTCTAAAGATGGAATAACATTCTATGCCGAAGATGCTACTGCTATCGCACGTGGAGCTTCTGGAGCTGGTTCTGATGTTATTCTGGCTTCTTTCGCACCTTATTTCAAGGTTGGCGTAAAGTCAACTGCTACTGGCGGACTACAGACCGGACACGGTGTTAAGGTAGACGTGGTTTCAGTTGAAAAGGACCACGATTACAAGAGAGCTTTTACTGCTCTTTCTGTTACTGATGGAGACGAGGAAGTTATTATTGAAGTTCCTCACGCTTTTGAGAGTGTTAGAGTTTCAACCCACAAGGTATCTGGAACTATAACTGACTTTGACTATAAGCTTTACACCTCAGCTGATGGCGTTGTCTGGTATGATGTTTATTCTAAGAGCGATCTCGCTGATGCTTCTCTTCCAAACCTTTCTACTGTAGCAGATGTTGGTCTTCTTAAGTATATCAAACTTGACCCAGCTGCTCCAGCTACTGGTGTAGTAATGGTTGGCCTTTACGGTATTGGCTACTAATAAAATAAATGTTTAGATAAAGGGAACCTTCGGGTTCCCTTTTTTATAAAAGTCCTTGACAAAGAAAAAGCCATAATATATAGTAGTATAATGGTAGTAAATAAAATGGTTCAGGAATATGATGTATTTATAGGAAGACCAAGCAAGTGGGGAAATCCATTTGTTATTGGGAGAGATGGGACAAGAGAAGAAGTAATAGAAAAATATAGGGCGTATATATTAAAGAAGCCAGAACTTCTTGCTTGTTTAGTAGAGCTTAAAGGAAAAACGTTGGGTTGTTTCTGTAAGCCACTTCCTTGCCACGGAGATGTTTTGGTAGAACTTATAAAAGAAAGGGTTAAATAATGAGAATAATACAACCGAGTTATAGTATTTTTCCACTTAGTATGGAAGACAATCAGTTAGAAAAAATAGAGATTTGTGGTAGGACTTGTTATCAGTCAGCTGACAAAATAACAGAAGAAAGTAATATACAGTTTGTCAAGAACATAGTAAAAAGAAAACATTACTCTGTTTTGGAACACGCATCAGCAGCTATTGCTTGTAGTAATAGAATATTTAAAGAGTTCGATACAGTAGATATAAATAATAAAAGATTTTTTTCAGTAGAGAAGAAGCAAAATAGTTATCTTATCAGTGGAAACTTCAGGGCTTGGCTTGAGTTTTTACAAAAATATGCTGATGATTTCAAAGAAATACAACATGTTTTATGCTATTTTTTTCCTGCTGTTTTCTCTCATTTTTGCCCGTCTCCTGAAAGTTCAGAGGAAGCTGTTCTCATAAAGTTCGCACATATGAACCAGGATGAGCTTTCAAAGCATTATAGGCCTTCGGTACGCTTTATAGCCGATAGGGGCTTCCTTGGAGAGATTAGGACCCATAGGGACGCTTCTTTTAGTGCTGAAAGTTCAAGATATGTTCTATATAGTGATTCTGTGGATGGAAACGAAATGACTGTGATAGAGCCATTCTACTATGTTAGTTCTCCAGAAAAATATACTATATGGGAAAGAGCAATGGAGAATGCCGAAGTTATGTATACTATGCTTATAGGCCTTCAATCTTCTCCACAAGAAGCAAGAAGTGTTCTGCCTATGTCACTGAAAACAGACGTTGTAGTCACAGCTAATATTGTAGAATGGAAACATATATTTGAACTGCGAGCGGCACCAGCTGCTCATCCTCAAATGAGACAGTTGCTAATACCATTGGAAGAAGAGTTTTTCACACTGGCAATATCTATATAATACAAGGGCTGCTTTAAAGCAGCCCTTTTTTATTTTGTTGCTGGAGGGAGACCTGACTTTTTAAAAAAACCGGACGTTTCTTGAAACTATTTTTTGGAAAGATAATAGTATGGAAAAAATAATAGAACTAAAAGCAAAAGATTTTTTAGAGAAAGATGAAGACCAAACAGTAGTGTTTGAAATGGAAGGATTAAAATACAAAGGTATAATAACTTCCATAAGCACTAATGGCACATATAAAATAAAAGTAGAAGGAAGATACGAATATGGCTACTAAAAGTGAGACATTCAGGAATATATATTATAGTGATAGCAATGCCTTTACTGTAAGCGAAGAAAAAGTATCTTTAAAAAGGTATAAAGACGACCTTTTATTTTATACAAGTTTCGACAGCACTTTAAATGCCACATACTATGCAGGGAACCAAACACCAACAGTAGTAGGAACAAATGACCTTGAAAACTTTGGAGTGTTTGCGCAGCACGTTAATGTAACTGGTAGTATTTCTTATGGTAGTGAAAACTTCTCAGCACTTCTAAACGAAGGTAGTGTTAAGTTTAGGTTAAGAACTGGGTTTAATAATGGAGATTGTTATCAAGATACAAAATCAACAGCTTCTACCATAGTAGATGGAACGTATTACTTTGAC